TTGGATAATAACGGAAAGTATTCTAAAGTTGAGATTTATAAAAATTAAGATATGGTTCCCGCAATTATGGGTAAATTAACCAGTAAATAGTTTTTTTTCATTATTGAGATATTTATTGTTAAAATATTATTATGAAACATTTATTAAATAACATGTCCGAAGAGGAAAAAAAATCAATCCGTGAACAACATTCCGGAGGAATGAAGGTTATGACCGAAAATTTCTCAAAATTATTGAATTCTAAATTGGGAAATGCGAAACCATTGGTTAGTGAACAAGATGTGAACGAATTTTACTTTTTTGATGATGATAATGATGATTCAGAAATTAAAAAAGCTCCTCTCAGAAAGGCAGAAAAAGGTCCATTCGCATCAGCAGGTGATGGATGGTATGATGCCGACGAAAGAGAAGTTGATGAACCAACTGACTATTCTGAAGAAAGAAGTTTTGGTCCTGACGAACAGGAATCATTTATGGATTACATTAACAATTGTAATACCAAATGGTGTCTTACAACAAAGAGAATGTATGATATATACGCCAAAAAACCTGGCGGAATTAGAGTTAGAAAATAATTTATTTGACAATCCCCTCCAATGTGAGGGGATTTTTTTTTAGGTAATAGACAAAATTTGAGTTGGGATGAAATAGACCGAGATGAATTAATGGATTTCATTGACGACGCTTTCGAAGATTATATTAGAGAAAAATATAGAGAATTTAACGGATAAAATGGAATTAACAGAAAAAATTGACTTATTGGAGGACGAAATTATTGAATTAAAATATCAATTAAAAAAATCTCGAGATAAGGAATATGTTTATTTGGACATCTTATCAACCATCGAAGAATCTTTGAAAGTTTTCTTCAAAGAAGAAGAGGAAAATAAGAGGTTTGGACTCAATGATGAGATTGATTATCGAGAATGTATTGTAAATTTGAAAAAATCATTGGACGAATATAAACGAGTAAATAATTTGAGGTTTTAAAAAATAAATTATTATATTTGCCTAAAATTAATAATTTATGGATTTCTATTTTAATGAGTATATTGGAGAACAAATGGTTGCGTTCAATTTTGAAGACAATAGTTTAACTGATGTGATGAAACATTTAACTGAAAATAAAGTTCAAGGTATCATAACTTCATTTAACTCTGAAAGACTTTCATTTGAAGTTTCTTTTCCCGGATATGGTGAATATTTTTATCCTGCGGTTGAATCCATCTCGAACATCATTTCTTTGTAGATTTAATTAACTTCTTATATTTATAGATATATGAAGAAGATTATAATAACCGAGTCCCAATACCAAAGAATATTTGAGGAGAGGAAAAGTAAAACCGAGTTATTCCAAGAAATGATAACCAATGAGTTTGACAATATCAAAGCGGGTTGTGACTCTTTCGATTTTTTAAGATTACCGGATGGGATTAGTTATGACACTTGCATAGATAGTGAAGTAATTGATAATATTAAAGTTGATGAGGTTAAAATGATGTATTCAAGCCCAACCAAGATGGATGGAACACCATATAATGTAACATCATCATTGTATATTAAATTAACCATCAATTGTTCGGTCCCAAACCCAAAAACTGAATTTGATGCGATAGTTTTCGATTTAAAACAATTGTTAGTCCGAAAAACGGGAGGTATTCCGTTATCAATAGACTACCAAATTAATACCATGTAATCAACTGGTTTATGGGATATTTATAGATATGGGAAGTGAAAAACAAATATTAGAGACCTTATCCCCTCAAATTCGTAGAAGATTGTCAAATATATCTCTTAGCCAAGAGATAACCAATATTATTGACTATGAAATTGGTTATCCGTGTAATATATCTCCAGCATCCGAATTTGTTTCAGAAGTCTGTGATATGTTAGTTCAAAACATTATGTATTGGTTGGAAGACGAATATAAATTTGAATTAACTTCAAAAGATAAAGATACTTTATATTATTATTTTGTTGATACTTTTGGAGATAATATATACCAAAGATATAGTAAAATGTGTTTGAAAGGAAAACTTACCGAATCAAAAAAAGAATATGCAATTTCCCAAGACAAGTTAAATAGTTTCATATATAATTACATAAATTCTCATTATAATTTAAATAGTATCGATATAATCACACACGATGGTGATGAAGAATTTGAGGGGTTAATAGATTTTGATGATGAAACCGGTAAAAGACTTTTTACCTATTTTAGACCTGAATATTTTTCTGATGATTGGAGTCGAAAAAACTCACCGATGGTTGAACTTGATGTTGATGATTATTTTTTATTTAACGATTTATTTGATATTTATTGGAAGGATGTTATGAAACAATGGTTTCAAGATAAGTTTAATTTACCTGTCAATTACATCACATTTTAATTTACGATTTTATTTCCATTTAATTTTTTTTATCCCAATATATTTATAATTAAGATGAAATTATTTTTAATATTAATTTTAGTTACCAATATTTCTTTTGGTCAAACAACATTGGATAGTTTTATCAATGAATGGAAAGGAACTCCTTATCGTTTAGGTGGTCGTTCTAAATCAGGAATCGATTGCTCTCAATTCACCAAACGATTATATAAAGATGTTTATAATAAACAATTGGCCGATGTTGCTTGGAAACAGTGGCACCAAACAAAACGAATAACCAAAGATAGTTTAGAAATAGGTGATATAGTATTTTTTAATAGTAAAACATCACCATCAAGATGGCATTGTGGAATTTACATTGGTAATAATAAATTTGTCCATTCATCCAATAAGAGAGAAGGGGTGAAAGTAAGTGATTTAAATGAACATCCTTATAATAGAAGTTATAAGGGTGCTGGAAGATTTTAATATATTTATAAGATATGAAAAAAATTGTAAAATTAACAGAGAATGATTTAACAAGAATTGTTAAACGAGTTATAAATGAAAATGACCGAGTATATGGTTATGATAACATTAAAAGTTTGGAAAAAAACTTAAAAGATGATGAATATATTGACCTTGATGATTCATCAGGTGAATTATCCGGTTCCATTGTTAACAAAATGGAATATGTTAGAAAAATGTTGAGGTATGCGGTTGATAATGAAAGTTGGGGTGCGGTTGGAAGAGTTCTCTCATTTATTGATAATGAAATGTAATATTGTGAGGGGGTTTTTTTATACCCATTTTTTACTATCATTGTGAATATGACAAATTCAATAATGGTCGATGAAGTAATCTTTCACTTAAAACAAAACATATTTACTGAACTTAAATCTTCGGACATTCATGGTATCGGAGTATTTTCCATTATGGAAATACCTAAAGATACATATGTGTTTCCCAAATGGTCGTATGAATCCGGAATTTATCATATCCCAAAAAATAGATTGAGTGAAATTCCTGAACCCGTGTTGAAATTAATCAATATGAATTTTATTAATGATGACCCGGACTATAAGATAATAAAACTATTTCAGGGTTTTAATTATCTCTTTCATTCATCATCTTTTTGTAATTCATCTTATCCTCATAAAGAGAAACAAAATGTTGATGGGTTTGGGAAAGCTCTTCGGGATATTCATGAGGGAGAGGAAATCTTGGAATGGTATTTGGTTAACTAATTTATTTTATTTTTCTATTTATATTTTTTTCGTATATTTGGTTTATGTGGTCACACCACGAAATTTACAACTTAAATGAATATGGAAAATCAATTATCATTAACGGTGTCCGTCAAACCAAATGACGAAAATGTTTCAGTAATAATAACTTACCCTAAAGAACAACGAAAACTATCTTTATTGGAGATGTCCCAAATGCTAACCGGAGGGATTTCTTTAATTATTAAATTAGCCGGAAGTGAAGAAAATGAAAGCGTTAAGGATTATGAAATTATAGAAAGAGTTATTAAACAACTTAATGAAGATTTTATTTCCACACAATCATTTGATGACGCAAAAAGAATTGGGTAATGAAAAAAGAAATAATCAAATTTATTGAGGACAGATTTAGTTTCCCTTATTTACATTATTACAAGGAAGAACAAACTTGGTATAATGAGTTTTTTTTATATGATATAAAAACCGAAACCATCTTTGTCTCTGACGCTGTAAAGACCGAACTATGGAAAAGATTCGGGAAACCCTTTATTGAGAAAATATTCTTTGAAATTATTACCGGTTGGTTTAAAATTTCCCACAAATATCCGGTAAAAGAGGTAATTTAATTACCTCTTGTTTGGATTTTTAAACATTTGTGATAGGATATCCATAGATTGCATAATATCATTACCACCACCCATTTTAGGCATAAACTTACTCGTAATTTTCTCCATAAATTTGCTACCATATTTTTTTATGACATAAAAAATCATAATTGGATATAATATTAGAATTATGCAAAGAACCGTTAAAATAAAATTTAAATATAACATATTTTTTTTCTTTAAAGATACATCTAATGATGAATAATGTCAAATAACCACTTGTAAATTCACTATTTTTTGTTTATATTTAATTCAAAAAAATATTATTATGGAAAATATAGTTACATGGGACTTCATGGGATGGAAAGAAAATAATGAACCTGAAGTTGGATTACAATTAAAATGGAATAAAACATTATTGGAGAAATTCACTGAAATTTCAGCACAAATTAACAGAAATTCGATGAGAGGTGGTGCAGATACGATTACGATGTATCCTGCGTTAGAAGGATTACTTCATCCTGATTATTATGATAACCATAGAAAGATTTTAATGGGTGGATATAATGTTGTTTTTGATGATACAATGGACAAATATGCAATTGAACTTAAGAATCTTAAAATTCTTGAAGATTTAAAAGTTATTCCTGAATCATCTGTACCAGGTGAGGTTACTTTGAAACGAATTGAAGATTGCACCGAAGAACAAGTTGTTAACTACATTGAAGGATTAATTGGTTATGTTATAGTAGAAAATTTGAATATTGGTTAAATAATTGAAATAACAGAATATTTATGATAAATTATCTTTCGAGATGGGAAAAAAAATAACTTTAAGAGAATCTGAGCTTGTATCATTAATTGAAAGAATTATTAATGAACAATACAATCCGGACAAACTCTACAATCGATGGTATATTGTAGATAGGTTAAATAACGCGCCTTTACGATTAAGAAAATATATCAAAACTTTACCTGAGATTGATTGTTATGATGATAAAGGTAATAAAAAAGTTTGCACCACAATACCTGAAGTAATTTATGTTTATCTAACGGGTAGATATTAAATTTGATTTTATTTTTATTTTTCTTATATTTTATAAAAAAATAAGATATATGAGTAAAGTAAAAATTTCTACAAGCAAAGGTGATATGATTTGTGAATTATATGACGAAACACCAATCACAACCGAAAATTTCAAAAGTTTAATTGAAAAAAAATTCTATGATGGGTTGAATTTCCATAGAGTTATTCCCGGGTTCGTAGCTCAAGGAGGATGTCCAAACGGAGTTGGTAATGGAGGTCCGGGATATACAATCGAATGTGAGGTAACAGCACCAAAACAATTCCACGATAAAGGTGTATTATCAATGGCACACGCTGGAAGAAACACTGGTGGTTCTCAGTTCTTCATCTGTCACAACAGACAAGGAACACAACACTTGGACGGAAACCATACATGTTTCGGTAAAGTTGTTGAAGGTATCGATATTGTAGACCAAATCGAACAAGGAGACAAAATCCACTCAATCAAAGTTATATAACCTTAAACCCCATCTCACAAGGATGGGGGTTTTTTATTATCTGTGATATTTATTATAAAATAAAAATAAATATGAAAAAAATAGTTAGATTAACAGAAGCCGATTTAACTCGTATTGTTAAAAGAGTTATTAAAGAACAACAATATAATGACGATGATATGGATGAACTTGAAGGGTTTGTAAACCATTTAGTAAATAACAGAGACCAAATGGATGTCATAAAACACATGACTAATGAAGCTCTTCGTGTTGAAGGTGCGGACAAAAGAACTGCAAACCACCTTTTGAAAAACTTCCTAAAAAGTAGTAAAGGCAAAGCAAAATTTATTTCGTTTCAAAATTGTGAAGGAATTGATTTTTCTAATGTGGATTTTTGTCAATATCCTGATTTGGTATTTATTAATTTATCAGGAACTCCAAACAATTTTGAAGAAACTCAAGATAATTGTTATGAAAAAATATGGGAAGACCGTTATCAATTTAATAATTAATTAAAATAAATTTAAAATTTGAACCCCACCCCAAAAAGGTGGGTTTTTTATTTAAAAAAACAAAAATATGAATAGAAACAACTTTAATTTTGATGAAGACCAAATGAAAAATTTGGAAAAGTTCACACAATTATATATGAGATTTATGTCAAAAATGGTGAATTTTTTCAGTCGTATCACAAATTTCTTCTCAAGAAACCCAAAATTATTTTATTTAATTGTTATAATATTTGTGTCCTATCAAATTATCAGTTATGTGGCGTTAATTCAACCCAAAGGTCGATATGAAATAAAAACCTCAAATAATATAATTTATCAAACAAATCAGTTTGAAATTAAAGATAATTGTGTTTTTTTCAAGAAAACAAGTAATAATCAGGATGTAATTGTTTGTGGAGAGTATGTGATTCTTAAAAATTAATTAATTTACTCAATATTGGAGTATTTATAAGTATGAAAAGAGTAATAAGACTTACTGAACAAGATTTGATTAGTATCCTTAAAAATTTGTTGGTTGGGTCCCCCTCAACTGAAAAATTAAGTAATGATTCTGTCGATACTAAAGAATTTGATAGTAAAATTGTAAATAAAACGACTTCAGATGATGAATTTTATAAACAAGTGTTAAAATGTCTTGGGGCTAAACCAACTAAGGGTAATATGTCTTTTATGTATGCTTGGAGACAATCTGAAGGAGGTAAAGCAAGTTTTAATCCGTTCAATACTACGAAAAATATGCCGGGAGCAACCATTTATAATACTCATAAAGTTAAGAATTATCAGTCAATCGAAGATGGAATTAAGGCAACTTGTGATACTTTAAAATTGAGTTATTATCAAGATATTGTTAATGGGTTAAAAAATGATGTCGGTCTTTATGAATTATCGAGAATGGAGGGTTTGAAAAAATGGGGAACCGGACAATTATTAGCTAAAGTAGCTGATGGTTATTTGGCCGGTGCAACACCAAAACCTGGTCCTATAGATACACAAATAGCATAATATAAAAAAAACCCTCACTATTGAGGGTTTTTTTATTATATTTGCCTTATGAAAAATCAAGTTAATATTGTAAATAAAAAAGCGAAGTTTGAATACGAGTTCATTCGAACTGAAATTGGCGGTATTGTATTAATGGGTTCCGAAGTTAAATCAATTCGAGATGGAAAAATATCGTTATCAGAATCTTTTTGTACTTTTATTAATGGTGAATTATACTTAAGAAATGCTAATATCACGGAAATACCAACAAATTACACCCATAAATCAACCCAAGACCGAAAAATCCTCTTAAAAAGGAGAGAATTGACTAAATTACAAAAAGAATTGATTAAGGGACTTACAATTGTCCCATATCGAGTTTTTTTGAATGAAAAGGGGTTAATTAAGGTCGAAATCGCGTTAGCAAGAGGTAAAAAGACTCATGATAAGAGAGAATCAATCAAAGCCAGAGATGTTGAAAGAGAAATTAACCGAAATACCGCATATTTAAAAATATGAAGTATGTTATAAGTGAATCCAAACTACAAAATTTTGTAACTAATTACCTTGAAGGTTTATTTCCGGTGGATGAAATCAATTGGACTAATCCTATGATGTATGACCCTGAAGAAATGGAATCATATGAAGACCCAAACTTAATTGAATATTATATTGGAGACTATATAGATGATGGTGTTTGTTTTAGATGGTATGGTTGTGAATATTTTGGTTCAAATGCCCAGTCCAATTGTCCTTTAGTTGTGGTTGAGACAACTTATGAAAAACAATTGAATTCACTATTCAATGATGAATGGAAAGAACCATTCAGATTATGGTTTATCGAAAAATTTGGTAATCCTGTCAAATATATTGAATAATTTATGGTTAAAAGTCAAGAACAGGTTAAAAAATTGGTAGAAACTTACCTAAAAACCGAACATATTCATAAGTCCCCGGTAAAAAACATAACATGTGATTCGATTTCAACCTATGATGGCGAATATCCATCATATGTTATTGAATATTCATGTGAACACTCCAAAAATGATGATAATCAAAGAGATGAATTGGTCGATGGGATTAAGAAATATACCAATTTAAAGGTAAATAAAGATTATTGGTTAGGGTTAAAATGGTCATGGAATTCATAAAATACGCAATTAAATGGATTGCATCAAATTTATCCATCCCTTTTTGGGTTGTTGGTCATGTTCATCTAACCACGAATATATATGATGATATATATGAGATATTATCATCCTTCGGAATGAACATTATCGTGGCATTTGGATTTTGGTTGGATTGGAAAGAACGAAAAAAACAATAATCTATTTATATACAATAAAAATATCTTAATTTTAGATAAAACAAGACAATATGGGAGCACAACACCTAACACAACAAGAAAAGGCGGCATTATACGAAGATATGTTAAAAAGATATCAAATACTTCAAGAACAAGTTAGACAAATTAAGGCTAAGAATTTTGAAGTCTCAGATGAAGACCAAAAATTAATTAATTTTATCGAAGGTAAAATGAAAATATTATACAACGATACTCAAAAATTGTTTTAGAAGAATTTAAATCCGGTTAGTTTTTCAACAGCCTCTTTCGTTACTTTTAATTTTTCCAACTCAACTTTGTTTGAGGTATTTTGGAAAATATAAGCTAGGTATTGTTTTGTCTTCACAATGTAAATTACTTTCCAACAATGTGATGGAACCGAAACCTTACCAATTTTTTTAACTTCACCTACATTACCGCACCAAACACGAACACTATCTTGTTCAGATGCGAATTTTCGTTCCATAGTCTCAAGAGTTTTCCATGAACCCGCATTTAATGTATGAGGTTGAGGTGTTATGTTAGAGAAATAAAAACATTCATCTTGAACTTGAGGTGTCTGACATAAATTCTCCGCAGCCGGCATCATATGTCCCCTATCATATCCACTTCCCTTATAATCTTCAGATAAATCGGTTTCCTTAACCAATAATGGGTCAGGTTTAAAGTTATCCTTTCTTTTTAGTGGAGATGGACATGTCACCATTGATTTGGTAATCAACCACTCAACCATTACCGGGTAATGTTTAGACTTACTAAAAAGTGAAGTGTAATTTGTATGTTTAAGACGAATAGTGTCTTGAGAATAGATTGATACACTGAATAGTAATATCAAAGTAATTATAAAAAATTTTTTCATATTGATAAATATGATTGAATGATATATTTATTACTATGGGAACAAAATTTATAATTACAGAGCAAGAAAAAGAAGAGATTAAAAAACTCTATCTTATAGAACAATCGGAAAATAAAAAAGATGACCGAAAATTCTGTCATGGTGGAAACACTAAATCCCTTGAGGAAATAGTTGGGGGTGATGAAATGGAAGATTATATCGAGGGAGTCCAAATTAGACCTAATGGTGTTAATGGATTGGTAGATAAAATTGAACTATTAAAGACACTTAGAATTCACCCGAAAGTTTCTGACGGAGGTGAACACTTGGCAAGTGAGATTATGAATCACTTGAAAGCATTCAAACCTTACAATTATTTTGATGAAACAAAGAATGAATGTAACTCTGCGATGGATAAAATTATTGAACTTTATAAAGAGAATGAACATGGTGAAGAACTTGTTAAAGATATCGAAAAAGTTTATGCAATGCAACACCTCTCACCAAGAGCGAAAGAATTTCTTAAACACGGAATCGGTATGATTAAAGGTCAGTAATTTTGACTTTTACTTTTAAAATATTATAATTAATGTCTCACACTTGTGGGACATTTTTTTTTATGGAGACTAAAAGACCTGATAGTTTTGTTGATAATCCCGGACTACTTCCTTATGGTAGTAATATCGGAGCGCCATCTATCAAACCAATCGATTTAACCCCATTTAAACGAAATGGTTTATCTAAAGTCGAAAAAGTTTTTGACCGGAGGTATAAAGAACTTGTGGAACAAGCAGAAACCCTCCAAAAATCGTTTACAATCACTCAAGAGGTTTATGAGTCGAATTATAAATTTGAACCGATTGTTGGGGAAATATACCACTTATATGAAGATTCTGATGGTGGGAAACTATTATCTCTGATTGAACCAACCAAATGGGATAAAAAACATTTATATTCGGCGATTCTTAATTCAGACATGACATGGACCAAAATAGATTAAAAAAAATTATTCAATCGGTATTAGATAATTCATTTAGTGGGGCAAAAATGAATGAGTTGATGGTTTTACCAACCAATAAATGGGATGAAAATGTGACAAAATGGGTTCCGGATTCATACTCGTTATTTATTACATTAAAAAGGGGTGAAACACTTAATGGAAATTCTTATAACATAGCTGATATTGAAAACTTACTACAATCTCTAATAGGATTTGATTGTTGTGTGGATTTTGCGTAAAATCCCTAGAACTAGTACTAGACTAGTATTTTTTTTATTTTACTATTTTTTTAATATTATATTATTATTCTATAAGAATAATAATTATTTCCATCTCGACCAAAAGACAATTTTTCTTTTTTAAAATAGAATATATTTATTACTAAAAAGACAGAAATATGGAGAATCAATCGATTTGGACTGTACTGGTTACCGCGGTAACGGTTTTGGGGTCAGCAAGTGCTTGGAGATTTTATGAGAAAAGAGCTGATAGGAAAGAAAGAGACGATGATTTTATTCGTAATGATTGTAGGGACAGAATTTCCAAATTGGAGGGGTTATTAGTTGCGAGTAGTGACGAAAAAGATAACATGAGAAAAACCATATTAGAGTTAACCGAAAAAGTTGCCCAACTTACAGTTAAAGTTGAATTCTTACAAAAAGAAAATAGTGAACTTATGACTGCAATGATAAATAGAAATATCACTTAGATATCAAATCTAATATAAGTCTTAATTTGGTGTTCAGGGAAAAAATAAACCATCGACTCTCTAATTAAAACTTCGGCTAAGGAATTATCAACAACATTTTCATTTATTGAGTTTCCCAAAATAACAATCCCTTCTATTAAGATTGTATTATTTGTTATCCCAAAATTAATTGTGTGAATTTTTATGGTTGAACCTTCACCATAAAATAACTCCACAACATCTTTTTTGACATCATTCAGATACTTTTCAATTAATCTATACAACCTCCGTCTATTATCCATTATGATAATACTAACAAAAAATTAAAAAAAGACCACAGATTACCTACCCTGTCCGCGATAAGCCTTCACATAATTCTTTGAACTTTTAGTTCTTGAATTTTTCTTTTTAGAATGAACACCCGGTCTTGAAATTTTTCTTTCAATTTTAGTTATCGAACTTGAAGTTTTTGCTTTTGCCATTATATTATTTTAATATAAATACATTTATATTTATAATTATGAGAATTACAGAATCCGAAAAAAAAGAAATTTTATCAAAATACATAGGTAATACTTCAGATAAGTTATTGACATATCTGAAAAGGAATTTTCCTGTAACTGAATTCAAACTTAATTGGATGTCAAAACCAATTAAACAAATTTATATTGATGATAAAACATATCACATTGAGGATAATAAAAAATATTTGGTAGGAAAATTAACAAATTATCTTGAGGATGAATGGACTCATTTGGGTAATGATGTATTACGAAGAACCATTAAAAAATTTATCGATGGAAATTTATTATAAAAAAAGAAAGGGAATGGTAGCGAACCTTCCCTTTCCGGTGTTACCATGACGATAACGGCCCCAAAGTCCCATTTTTATGGGTCGGCTATTTTTTTATATAAATATTAAAATAATTTTTATTATATTTGCATCGTTAAAAAAAAATATATGAAAAAAGTAAAACAAATATTTCGTAATCCTTATTTTTGGGTAATGGTGTGGTTTTTAATTATGACCTCAGTTGCAATTATAGTTAATAAAATAACAAACTAGTTTGGGTATGAAAAAATTATTAATTATTATAACTTTATTTTTTACATTTAATAGTGGATTTTCTCAACATGTTGGTAAACTTAAAGTAAATCATTGTGTTTGGAAATTTAAAGATTGTGGGCAAGTTATGATTGACGGGAAAAGTTATAGAGTAAGAGGTATGAACACCATTGATTTTGAAAACCAACATGAGACAACAATTTATACTGATAGTAATCATGTTGTGACAGTTCAAAGAACGAGAACAACATACTATTTTAATGTTTTATATCCTAATGGTAAAGTGACTTGCGAAGAGTTTACAAGAGATATTCTTGTTGATTGGTTCCTTAAGGTATTTGTTTTACCTTAATTTACTATTTACTTTTTAAAAGATATTTATAGTAAAACCAAGATACTATGAAAAAATTTTTTAAAGATTTGTTTAACGACCACAACTCAATCAACGAAAAAGCGGTCATCGGATTCATGTCATTTGTTATGATGTGCTCATTTGCTGTTGTAGACATTGTGACAGGCGCAATGGGAAGACCTTTATTGGTTAATGAATTCATCTTCGATTCATTTAAAATCTTAACCATCGCTTGTTTTGGAATTGCGTCAGTTGATAAGTTTATCACATTGAACAAAAAACCTCAAGAAGAAGAGGAGTAGAAATTAAAAATCCCCACCTTTGAGTGGGGTTTTTTATTTTAATTGGGTATTTATATTCATATGAGGGATTTAATTAAAGCAATTATTAGAGAAGAGGTTAAGAAATTTGACACACTTGAATTAATTCGTGGTTACAAAGGTTCAAACGTTTTTATGAATGATATAAAAACTAAATTAGAAAAAAAAGGAACTTTAACCACGAAGCAAATAGATGTTGCCGTAGAAATTTTCAAAACAAATTTTTATAAAGATTCTTTAATTTATGACAGTCTTCGAACACACTATCAAAGTAAAATGAAGGAGTTGGGTATTGAGGCTTATCTAAATTTAATGAAAACATCCAAAAAAGACTTTTTAAAACCTTCAAAAGATTATAAAATAATTGTTGATAAACCAAGTCAAGAATGGGTCATTAGGAATTTAAATGATTTGAAGTTTTTCATAGAAAACACAAAAAATAGTCCAAACTCACACAAATTCGAAGATAGAAAAAACCAATCAACCACTCACGAAGAGGCTCTTAAATTAATGAGCGAATTAACAACTGAAAAATTTGTTGGATTTGTTGAACTTGATGGTGATAAAAAAACTTGGTCAATCTTAAATAAAATTAATACCAACACAATTAATTGGGCGAGAATGATTACCAAAAGATATCTTAATGGTGATTTGGGTAAAGGTTCTACTCTTGAAGTTTTGAAAAAATATTTTGAACAACAATCAATTTTACATTTTTACCATTTAGATAAACACAAAAAAAATATTGTACCAAATTCTGTGGAAACTTTGAGTTTTGCTGAGTTTGATATAATTGAAGCGTTTCATCATCAAAATGACGAAGATACTGAAATGTTAGGTATTGACCCGTTGAGTAATATTATTAATAGAATTGAAAAAACAACAAAATCTGGTGACAAAAGTGAGGATGATTTTATTAAATGGTTAATAATTAATAAAAATGTACCACAATCAAAAATACATAGTTTTTCGTCTTATGGTAACTTAGTTGATATAACTTTTCAAACTGACTTAATACTTGATTTAAATGATGTTAAAACACCAATCCAAGTAAAAAGTTCTGAGGTATCTACAAAATTATTAAATTATGATATTGGTGGTATTATGGTATTTCCAACTAAAGGAACTGAACAAAAAATAAATTATGGCGATTGGTTGTATAAAGCAAAGGGCGGCATTGCTGAATCCTTTGAAAAAGATTTTTTTCCTTCTATTTAATTTTGTATATTTGCACTATGCCAAAAGAAGTTAACCCTAAAGACCCAACAAAATGGTCTCGTACTTATGAGAGTGAAGAATGTATTTCTATTTGGAAATATGATTCAAACATACATCAATTTAATCCGATATCTGTTGAACACAAATGGAAGAAAGGATTTGAAATAGGACCTACAAAGAAAAAAACCTTAGGTGATTTAGTCGGTGAGTCAAAAAAGACTTCAAAATCAAAGAAGACTAAGTCTTGAGTCGATAATATTTTTCAATTCAAGTAAACTTTTCTTATCCATTGAGGAAATAACTTTTGTTGTTTTCTTGAAATTGTTTTCTTGGATGTTTTTATTAGATTCACGGACTGAATCAATCGACCAATCACTCTCTTCATAATTGTCATACTGGGGTTTACTAGTTTCCCAACCTTCATAGGTATCCCAATAACCATCAGCATGTTGTCTTAAAATACTTCTTCTAACCCAGTCTTCATCGTAAGAGTCAATTTCTTGTTTAAGAAATACCTCATAAGTACATGTACCCCGAGTGCTGTAAAGCATCTCATAAGTTTTTGCAATAGGTATTACAAGTTTATCTATTAAACTTCTATCTTTAGTTTCAGATATTTCCGAAATAAGTTGTTTGTTAATTTCGATAAATTTTATGAAAAATTGAACATCCTCATCATCAACTACATCGATACTAAACATACGCGATATGTCACTTAATATAGTGTGATTACTATCATAGGTATGTATAGAATACTCCTCATCAAAATCGTCAGAAATTAATTTTTGGGAGATTAAATATAAAATCTTTTTTGGTTGGTTGGAAAACTCACTTTGTTCTGTACTCATATTATTAAATATCCTCGCACCTCAATTTATTCTGTTTCCCAACCATCTTCATCATACCAAAATTCGGCGCAAGGGTATTCTCTTCCCTGTTCATCGATTCTACACCAGTGGGTCTTTTCTTCATCCACCCATTTCCAATCCTTTCCTTCTTCACCTTCAGGTAAATCCGGTTCACCCAATGGTGGATGATAAACATTCACATCAATATAACGATGATTGCAGGCACACCCACGAGGGACGCAATCATCGCAAAACTCGGAACTAAATCCATTACTATATCCCGGTCCGTAAGTCCATACGGCAACCTTTCCACAATTACATAAATCTTTTTTCATATTCTTAATAATTTATAACTTCCCACTCATTGGTTTCAAAATCAAAATCAATTGTGAATGGTTTTTGGGTGTAATTGTATTGTTCATCTAAAACAGACGCGTTAATATAAAGGGTTCCATCGTTAAAGATAATTCCTCTTCCGGAATGGATGTGGCCGCAAACATGGATTTTTGGTTTGATTGTTTTAATCCTATCCGCCAACAATTCACAACCAAGATTTTCGGAACGACCGATAACTTTATCGACAAAACCATATGCTGGCCCGTGAGTGATTAAGATGTCGGTATCCACAGGAACATCACTCCATTTTTGTCCTAACTCCCAACCATTCCTTGGTAAGTTAAACGCCCAATTGTGGAACTCAGGTTGCCAAGGACTTCCATATATTTTAATCATATCATTGTAGTCAGTTTCATCCTGACCAGCAAGATACAAATCATCTTGTAGGTATGTAATATCATCATATTTTTCCAAAATATCGTTAACCTTGTCAATATGATTTATAAACCCCCAATCGTGGTTCCCTGCAATGAATATCTTATGTGTATACCCCTCAATCCCATTAAACCATTTACAAAAATCTTTAATTTCTCTTGGATAACCCATTGAACTGATATCGCCTGCGTGAATTAAAATATCTCCTCCCGGTAAATGAGAGGTTATTTGCTTGTGTTTGTTATGTGTATCGCTAATAAATGTTATTCTTTTCATCATAATATACAATTTTTATCATCTTCATCAAATTCTCCAAATAAATCGTTTCCTTTATAGTCAGGATGATTATTTGACATATAATCAATACCTCTAACCCATAATACCGATAAAGGTACAATAATAATTAGAATAATTAGAATAATTGCGATTGTTGTCATATTTTTTAATTTAATCCCACCAATTTTTTAATCCTGAACCATCAAATTGTTCATACCAATCCAAATCCTTATCAAATTTTGTGATGTCTTGACCTTTTAAAATTGATAATAATTCATTCCATTCTTGTTCTTCAATCTCACTAGACCTTTTGAACACTTTTTTGTTATGTGCTCTTTCTTCAGGAGTATCTTTATCGACCAATCGACTACAATTTGGATTATCCGGAGAAGGTTCAAATTCCCAATCGTGTAATATCAATTCACCTAATTCGGATTCTGCTATTTCAATATATGAACCCTCAACATAATTTTTAATTAGTTGAGATGCTCTTCTCATCTTTTCAACTTTTTTAAATCTTGGACCATCAATCTCATTTCCATATTTCTCAATATTATCTGCCATATGAGTTAAGGATACCTGTAAAAACTCTAAAAATGACTGATTATCCCACCAATAGTGATTAGTGAGAGGTTTCCTAAATCTCCATACATTCTTAAAAAAATTCAATGTATCCTTAATCGTACTTTCTAATTTATAGTATATCCTATCCATAATTTTCTTCTTTTTCTAGTTCTTTAATTTTTTTGTCAAACAACTCGTCAATTTTATTATTAATCCTAATTTCAAGATTACGAATTAGAGTTCGACGAAAATAAGTATCTAATTTAGAGTCGTTATCTAACATCTTCTCGAATTGATTAATCAAATTCTGAATTGTCTGTTTTTGTTTAGGTGAATCACACGAATCTATGATTTTTTCAATCCATGTATTTACATCTCCATAATGTTTGCTTACTGCCGCCATATTTTTAAGTTTTATGATGCAAATATAAACAAAAAAAATTAAATGAGTTGAATTAAGTGAAATATTTTTTCACTCTTTCTAATAAAGAGGCGTCAAATCTAACTCCGTGACGATTTTTAAATTCTCTTAACAATACTTTAATGTCGTCAATGTAACCATATTTCTCCAATAAGATATACGCACCTAAATCAGCGTCCAACTCCTCATCGTCACTTCTTGGTCCGTCGTGACCCATAACAATATGAGAAACTTCGTGAGCTTCAATGAATTTCAATAGGTTATTACCTCTTGAGTCAAGCAATTGTTCTCCATCAATAACAACTAAATTATTGCCTGGTACCATAAACCCATACCCAAATTCGTCAAAAAAAGGTTTCATCTTTTCGTATTGAAAATTACCCTCAAATAGAACGGCAATTTCTACATTTGGTAAAAATTCACTATTATATATAACCGGTCCTTCTTGCATTACGATAGTAATTTATAATATTCGTTGAAATGTTTAATTCTATCGGCCAATCCTATTGTCCCGCCATTAACTCGTTTTGTTACCGCAGTTATAGTTGCGTTATCTGCCCCTTTGTCACAAATCGCCCAAAGTTTGTTTGAATCGAAGAAGAATGCGGCTGACGCCAAAGGATATTTGGTTGCGACCAAATCAGGATTAGCAACACAATCCTCACTAATAAATTTGGAAAATTGTGTGTAATTGTTTTTTCCTGTTAATTGTATAAAGCCGCGGCCACGGAATTTATATCCGTCTCCAGTTGCTTCAGGGCCATTACCCATTCTTCCACCATAAACTCTACTTGCGATTTTTTGTGGGTTACGAGCGTATGATTCCGCTAAATTACCGGGAAAGTATTTTCCAAAAATACCCTTAAGACCTGCCGCGGAATAGTTAACATTCTCACTAACCGCTTTGAACCCACCTGATTCATGACCACATTGTGCCAAAAAGTGAGCTAATCTCAAGTTATTTGTAATGTTAAATTTTGCCGCTGTATCAGGTATTTGTGAGATAACTGAATCAGGAATATGACCTCTTAATCTATCAATTTTTAATCCTCCAACTGAAGTAACAGGTTGAGGAATGATTTTATCTTCTTTAACTATTGTAGTTTCTTGAGTCGGTGTTCCAAACATTTTACTCCAAGTTCCGGCACCAACAATACCATCGGCGGTTAATCCGTTAGCTGCCTGCCATTTTTTCACTGCAGTTGCAGTTAATGCACCATAATATCCGTCAGATACAAGACCTAATTTTGTTTGGAGTTTTTTTACATCATCTCCTTTAGAACCAATTTTTAATAACATAATATATTTTTTATAATAAATATCTATCAACAATAAGTTTTGAAATATTTATCAATACCAAGATACTATTAATATGTTAAAATTATTCACTTCGATGCTAGCCATCGTGATGCTCGCATCCTTCACTCAACAAGAATCTCCTAAAAAAGTTTTTATTCAATCAATTGAAAATAAGATTGAGATTGGAGAACTATCTAACAACCGAAATTTGACTTTTGGAGTTAAAAACATTCTTTTGGAGAATTTACAGGAAATGAATTATGATGTAACCGATTCTATTAAAGACGCGGATTATGTGATTAAAGTTGAATTACTTTATTTTGATATAATTCAAACAAACTCCGGAGTTTCAGTTTTTCATAAAGATGAGAATGAAACAATCTTAAGGGTTAAAGGTTATCTATATGATAAAAATGGTAAAAAAATTAGAGAAACCATTACCAGTGGTAAATCCTCCGAGATTTCCATGTCAACACTAATAATATCAGAAAATGGTGGTTTTAATCAAACATCAGTTTCGAATGTTATAAAAAAGTCCTCAGAGACATTAATCATTAATTTATTTAAAAGATGAAAAAACTAATTTCCGTGGTATTCATTGCTCTTTTTAGTGTAATTGGATACTCACAAACACCGGAAATAGGTCATTTTCAACAATTAAAGACGGTTAGAAGGGGTGATACGATAGATGTCGCATGGTATTATAAACCAGCGTCAGGTGTCGATATTAGAACCTTTCAAATCGATTTTCAATTTAAGAAAACCCTATTTACGCACATTTCAACATCGGTTGACGCAATGTATTCAACCAACACTCCAACCTTAGATTATCAAGAATGGAATAACTACAAGTATAGTTCATATACCTCAGCAACAGGGATATATAATTATACTTCAGACACTAACTGGAAAGTAGGTCGTAATTACCTAATATTCGCTTCAGGAAGTGCCGCGAATTTCTCGTCAAATGGGTATATTATCCATAACAAATTCATTATCAATAATGTTGAATCAAATTATGAATCAGATTCAATTATTGTGAATTGGTCGAGAATGTTTAAAGTGGACGGAACTTCAATAGGTGATAACATCGCAAGTCTTAACATTCAAAAACAAAGAGTTAAGTTGTTAGGTAACTTAACAATTTCAGGTAAAGTTTGGTTCCCGACAACAATGACAACAGGACTTCTTCCGACAATCTATTGTTATGAGAAAAATACCGGAAACTTGGTGTCACAAACTAAACCAAACATCAATGGAACATATACTTTAAATAATGTTGATGAGAATACTAAATATAAGATTGAAGTTAGATTCCCTAAAGATAGTTTGAATTATATTAGAGACAACGCTGTTACAATTTCAGACGCAATCAAATCATATAATGAGTATGTTAATACGGATGTTAATCAAACTTATGGACACCTTTATTTGAAACATGGTTTAGGATTTTTAATTGGTGATATTAACTTAAACACTAAATTAGATGGTGGTGACCCTTATGGGATATACGCATCAGTTTCAGGGTTAAAACCTATCGACACTTCAAAATTAATAAATGTCTTTAGTAAAGATGAATATGATTCTCTTGTGTTAGGAAGTAACCAATGGACTGATTGGGTAAATTACTCTAATAGAGGAACTTTCATTTATGATAGTGTTGGATTAACAAATTTAAGTTTAGATATCAAATATTTTGTTTTAGGTGATGTTGATAGAACACACTCTTCACCGGTATTTAACGGAACAACTGAAATATTCGCAGCGATTTACAAAGGACAATTTGATGTGAATATTCCTGATGTTTATTCTGTGGGTGAACCAATGTATGTTCCATTTAACATCTCAACAAATGGTGAACTTAGTAATGGTTTACAATTTGAGATAAAATATGATGTCAATAAAGTTTCATTCGATGAGATAGTATCGAATTTACAAGGTCCTTGGTTACAATATGTAACCAATGACGATGTAAATGGTATTGTTAGATTCGGAGCAATGAATAATCAAAAAAATGGGTCGCTACAAGGGTTAGCGACCCCTTTTAAATTAAAATTTTTAGCCAAAACATCAACGGATGATATTTCAACCGATGTTGTTATCAGACAATTAATGGATGCTTCAGATAAAGAAGGAGACCATTTGAATATTGTGTTAGCATCACAAAGAGTTGTGATGATGTATAAAATGACACAAGTAGTGAGTAATATCACAGAGCCAACGATTAGTATTTACCCTAATCCAAATACAGGTAATTTTACAACAGAATTTGAATTATTACCTAACACAAACATGAATGCATCTATTTATGATTATCAAGGCAAACTAATGATTGACTTAGGATATATTAATTCAGATGGTACTAATACAAAAATCACAAAGAATATAAACCATCCTGAACTACCCCAAGGAAACTATCTATTGGTTTTGTCCGATGATAATAAACAAATAACTAAACCTTTTATTAAACTTTAAAAAAATGTCAGAAGAACAAAATGTAGAGACAAATGACGGAACTTGGTCAGGTCTTAAAAAAACAATCATTGCAACCTTAACCACTCTTGTAACTGCGGGAGGAGTATGGTTAAGTACTCAACTTTTCGGTGGAAAAGAAGAATCGTCAGAACCACATCCGGTTCAACAAGCGGCACCAGTTATTAACATCAACAACACACAACAACAAACTGCAACCGCAGGTGGAACAACAACTATCATCAAAGAAAAAGTTGTTGAAAAATCAGCACCACAAGAAACAAAAAAAGCTGAACCTAAACAAGACGAATTAAAAACTAAAGAACCACAATGGTAAACAATCAGCAAGCAACAGGATTTAAAGAACTTCTAAATTCGATGATGAAAAGAAGATGGTATATTACTGCCATGGTATTAGGTGGGTTTATCCTTATTATAGGAGGAATCTTCGGAGCCATAATGTGGAAAACACCAATGTCAACCGAGTGGAAAGAATTACTACTTCTTTTATTAGGTGCATTTATTGGTTCTTATGGTAAAATTATCGATTACTGGTTCAGTGATACCGATAAAGATAAAATGCTAGTCCAGAAAATGGATGAGGAGGATGGTACATCTCTTTCAAACACGGCAGATATGCCAAGTAACCCAATCGTTCCAATGTCAATAGAACCATTAGTTTTACCGACAAGTGAAGAAGTTGGACAACCTGTCCAAGTAAATGACCAAGTTACAAAAATTGGTGTTGAAGTTGATGAAGATGGAGATGGTGTTATGGACGGATTAGATTTCGATAATGATGGTGTTATTGACGAATATTTTCCACACAGAAATTGTCAACATGTTTGGGGTGACTCAGATGGTGATGGTGACGAAGAATGTTTGGTTTGTGGACTAATTAAACCAATTGAAGAATAATATGAAAAAAATAATATTGATTTTAGCGAGTATGATAAGTTTTGTGGCGTACTCTCAAGTTGGAACCATTAAGACAGAACAATACCGAGCATCTTTCGAAAAGAATGCGTCAATGGACACATTACCTGAATATAACGGAAAACCGATACCAATTCAATTGTTAAACATTGGAGTAACTCCTGAATTATATGAGTCATATCCCGAGTTAAAAGATAAAAGGGTTGGGTTAGGTTTGACAAACATCGTAGTCGAATATTTGGAATTTACCGACAGATTTATTTTTACTGAAGACAAAACGGAAATTAAGAACAGAATGGTGAAACAATTTCAAGCATCTCAAGCAGGAATCTCACAGGACACATTAAATGGTAGAGGTAAGATTAGATTGGCTCACTACTTTGTTTATGTTGAGGTTTATGATTTTAGTGTTAGTGAAGATGAAACCATAAAACTTAAAGGAAGTGTCAAGAATACCTTGACAACTCGGTTAGGACTCCAAGTTAAATTTGTTAATGCTGAAACCGGAGCTTATTTCACCGCATCAGGATTAGGAGAAGCGTCAACAACAAGAGAAATGACTTTATTAAATGACGATAATTTGACTGATGTAAAATTCAATCAATCAACAATTGGTATAACAACCAAAAAGTCATTGGAAAGTGCATGTTCTAAAATCGTGACAAGGATGATTAAAAAACAAATCTTTACTCATTAAAAATGTTAAAAATATTACCAATCTTATTGATACTTTTATTTACAAATATCACCGCGATTGGTCAAACATTTACCTACACTTTTGTAGACCCTTGCACTAAAGAAATGACACAATTCAACCTTCCAATACAAAGTGGAAATGGTTCATTAGTGTCATTTTTAGGTCAACAAAAATATTTCACCGCTGATGATGTTATCAGTGGTGTTTTTGCCACTTGGATTAACCAAGTCTATACCGAATATAGGAGATTAACACCATGTTCGATTCAAACCACAACAATAATTAGAAACCAAATAACCTCCCAAATAATTGGGAACACAATTCAAAGTGTAGTAGGAAGTATTATGGGACAAGTTAACGCGGAATCAGGAATGTTAGTGAATACGGATTTGAGTTCAAATTCGGATGAAAAAACATCGAAAAATGAAAAAAATGAGAAAAAAAGTAGTTCACAACCACCACCAACAATTTCTACATCCGGCGTCCCATTTCCGTCAACATTTAACTCAAGTGTCTTTTCTTCGAATAATACTCCATCACCCACAAGTACAACACAAGGTGGAGGAAATTCAACAACAAATACGACACAAGTCGGAGGAAATTCAACAACAAGCACAACAAAAAGCGGTGGAAATTCAACAACAATCACAACAAAAAGCGGTGGAAATTCAACAACAATCACAACAAAAAGCGGTGGTCAAGCAGGTGGTCAAGGTAGTGGAAATAATACGACAAAAACTGAAGGGAATGGTGGACCAAGTGTAAAGAATAACTCAACCACTACAGAGACAACCAATACATCAACAACTTCAAATTCAACTAATACTCAAGAAACAACCAAGAGTGAAGGTGGTCAAACAGGTGGTCAAACAGGTAGTGAAACAGGTGGTCAAGGTAGTGAAGTTGCGGTGACAACAACAATGACAACTGATGCGAACAATGATAAAGGTTCAGGAGGTAGTAAAGGAGGTGGTAAAAGTAATAGTAGGTCTAATCCAATCATAGTTTCATCTGATTTAACAAGTGCCCAAAATATGGACAGAAGTTTTACACCAATCATTAATGTTGGAATGTCACAATCATCGATGACTGGAACCTCAAGTTGGGGATTAAACTCGATGATTTGGTTAAATTTCAAACAATTCGCATTAACAGGGAGATACACCAAAATGCACTTTAGTAAGAACAAAAAATTGAAATTAATTCATAATTTGAATTTAACTGGAGTTTATTCATATGGTAATCTTATGAGTTTTTTAGGGTATAGTATGATTCTAAATGCAGGAAAATATGGAATTACGGGGTTTAATGTTAGCGGTTCTATTACTAAAAGCCCTGAAGATGTGAATTTATATTTAAGTCCTGCGATGACAGCATTTTACACTAAACCATTTAAAGTCGGGAAAAGAATGATACTCTCACCTGAACTGTATGTAATATCCACACCATTGATGTATTCCTCTGTTGATAAAGTCAGTGTTTCGGACAGAACATTCAGTGCCTTTATAGGGACAAGTGTTGATTACCAATTTTCAAAAAGATTTAAAGTCAATATGAATTATAAACTAAACACGAGTACCAATCCCGACTTTCCGGTTCTTTCGTTTTTCCTAATTGGTTCAAAAATTAATTTATGATGAAATATTTGTTATTCATTTTATTATCGATAAGTAGTTTCGTACACTCTCAAACTTCATTATGTACTAGTCACCCAACAACATTTTGTTGTGAGTATGTTTCCAGTGTTACGATAAACGGACAAACATATGCAGGTAGTAATGGATTTACCGCAGCATCCGGAGGTAATCCGGCAGGTTATTTTAACTACACCAATGGAACGGCAGTCCCAACCATTACCGCAGGTCAAACCATATCCATTTCATATACCGCAGTTACAAATGGTAATTACATGGAATATTTCAAATTATGGATTGATTTTAACGGGAATGGAGTTTTAACAGATGCTGGAGAATTAGTTCATAGCACCAACACTTCTTGGACAGGAACCAAAACAATAACTTCAACATTTGTTGTTCCAACGACAGTCTTTAACGGACCCGTTTTTATGAGATTTATTATGCAATATTCCGGTTCTCCTGTAATATGTGGAACTTATCCTTATGGTAATACTTTTGATTTTAAGACCACAATTGCTGGGGCCCAACCAAATCCAAACTTACCCCCAACCGAAACAATAAGTGGAAATCTTTCCATACCATCAGGGTTGGTTAATCGACCAAAATTAAAATTATTCAAAATTAATGGCGCAACCACCACATTAATTGATAGTAGTAATGTTGATATAAGTGGAAATTACTCATTGAAACCAAACGAATATAATATGACTTATAGGATAATCCCATCATTCTCAACAACATTAACTAACAACGATTTATCTTTATTATTGAACGAAGCGAGAAATGTTAGCGTTCCTCCGGTATTAAACCCGGGATTGGTATTGAATACCGGACCGAAGATGAGAGCTGGTGATATTAACAAAAATGGAAGAGTTTATATTGATGATGGATATCTACTTGCAAGAAGTTTAACGGGGATGAATCCATTAACCGAAGTGTTATGGTTCACATCATCGACCTATTCAACCATAACATTGAATAATTTTAATACTATAAATTCATCATCTTTTTTTGATGTTAATTTTACAACATCACCAATTGTGTTAAATTTAAGGTATATTGTATTAGGTGATGTTGACTTATCATCTTCTTCCCAATAAAGATACATGTTAGTATATTTATAAGTAAAATAAAATGTGATGAATTTACGCAAACTAATTAGAGAAACATTAGAAGAACAATTAAATAGAACTTTAGTATTAACTGAAAATGTTAAAGTTTCAGATGCTCTACAATATCATATAGACAATGGTCTAACATTAACTGATAATGTTTTTAGAGTTTACTCTGAAAGTTATTTTGATTTAGTTAATGAGGTAAGAAAATTATATACCGAAGGAAATATAAAATTAAATGAAGAGGATACTATGATGATAGAATCCGATTTAGGTAAAAAAGTGAAAATAGGTAAGGAATACATATACTTGGACGCACCATTTATTTATGAGGTCGAGACTGAAGAAGATATTTTATCTGAAGCCAAACATCGTGGAAAGAATGTTAAATTAAACAAACCATTCAGAACACCTGGTGGTCCTAAAAAGTTTGCGGTTTATGTAAAATCACCGGGTGGTGGAATTAAAAAAGTTACTTTTGGTGACCCTGGATTAAGAATTAAAAATGCAAATAAAAAGGCTGCGAAGTCTTTTAGGGCTCGTCATAAATGTGACCAAAAGAAAGATAGAACAACGGCAGGATATTGGAGTTGTTCAGTTGGTCGTTACGCTAAACAATTAGGACTATCGTCTTCAAATTCTTGGTAAACCATATTGTCATTAAAATCTATCATGGAGTTTCCGTTTGAACAAGTTGAAATTGATAATAAAAAAATCAGGACATTTAGTCCCGATGTTGATGATTATGAATTAAAATGGCACCAAGACCTTAACGACCGAAAAGTTACAATTCTTGAGGGTGGTGGATGGCAATTTCAAATGGAAAATGAATTACCCATAAAATTGGACGATACCAAACAAATCTTCATTCCAAAACTTGCTTGGCATCGTGTCTTAAAGGGTGGTAGTAATTTAGTTGTTGAGATTGAAGAATTTGATTAACCTCGATTCGTCGGGACCTCATCATTTGAGGTTTCATGTGGTCTAAACGGAATAATTCGAGCTCTTTGAGGGACAAAGCTAAGTTCACCAGGTTCTCCAACATATTCATTAATCTCCTCAGTGTATTCCTCAATTCCAATTCTTGTCAACATAGGTTCAGGTACTATAAACTCTTTGTCATACGAGTTTCGCTGAATCCATAATAATTGATTATTTGCGTCATCTTCGGACAATAAATCCCAGTTAGTTTTTTTCATATTAATGAACTCATTCTTAATGACTTCCATAATTTCATTAGGTAATCCACTTTCAATTGAATCAATTCTGATGTCGGACATGTCCCAAAAAGATGTTTCGCGATTTTCGTGAGTGGAAAGGGATTTATATGCCGCAACCTTATCGCCTGTTTTCTTATTTAAACAATAAATTAAAATACCATTTCTTGAGTATTTCAAATAATAATCAGGATTGTGTTCCATAGTGGTACACCATCTTGTAGTTGCCCCATATTTTTTAGATGCTAAAAAAGACATAGGTTTAATAATTAACCATTCATCATTTTCATATAATTTAATGGTTTGCTTTTCTAAATCTTTAGTTACTGACTTTAATTCGGCTAAAGATACCTCCAACTCCAACTCCTCAAAAGTTTTAAATTTAGTTAAATCATTATTAATTATTAAATTTCTTTCGTTTAATTCTTCAAATTTTTTAATCAACTCAAAATTATGATACCCAAAATAATCAACTAAACACCAATGAATATTAATTATTTCTTCATTGGATTTTGAGTTTACAAAATCTTCATCTAATTTAAATTCATGAATTAATTCTAACTTTAGATTATCGGCTCTATCATAATTATTCATTCTGTTATCTCGATAGTTTTTAATTAAATTGACCGATAATTCGGTATATTTGCTTTTATTAAATAAACTATTGATAATTTCGATAACATTAAGGATTAATGATGGGTTGTCTCGTTTTAATTCGTTAAGTCTGGACATTGTTTCAGTTTTTTTTAAAATATAAAATATATTTACCTCTAAATCAAATTTTTTATGTATATTTGCAACATAAAATAGTTAGATATGAAAAAAATAATAACATTAGTTTTCTTAGCGGTAACATTATCTGTAAAATCTCAACAAACCGATATTTTATATATCCCAAACCAAAACTCTTTAGTTGCTTCATATAACTTTAAACAAGTTGGGTTATATGTTGGGGGATATTACACCACATCATTCCCACAACCATATACATATACCACTCCATTATCAATTATGAATAGATTAGGTCTTTCATATGTCGATAAAAGTAATTCATTTAGTATTATGGCTGGAACATTTATTGAAAATAGACAAATTGATTTAGAATTAATTCCGGATGTTTGGGTTAAATTATACCCAATTAGAATGATAACTAGAAATAAAAAAACTTTGGATTTTTCTTTGGGATTAAATTACTCAAAAGGGTTTAGATATGGTGTTGGGTTATCAATACCATTTTAAGGGATATTTATAGATTATGGAGCCAATAAATTTCCCAATAGAACGAATTAATAATTTTCTTAAAGTACACAATTTTACGATAGAGTCTCCTTACTATGAAGAGGAAGTGATTAATTATAAAATTAAACTTACAGGAACCCGTAAATTGATAGTTGTTGGTGATTGGCAAAATGTTATCGAATATACCTTATATCTTGAGAGCGCGGGCAGAGTTAGTTCTAAAATCCTAAATCGTATTTTTGAGTCAATCGGAGGAAATGAAAAAACATTAACAACTACCGATACTACACTTTTTCAAGTGATTTCACGAGTAAGTAATAATTTATATAATTTACTAAATTTTTTTAATATCGAAAATCACATTTTTTGTGATAAAGTGGTTAATAATTTAAAGAGCGAAATTAATGAAAGTTTTATTAATGAAGGAAGATACGACAATATCGTAAGAAAAGTAGTTAAAGATATTATGTCTGTGGTTAAATACCAAAAAGAAGGAGAATATGTTTTACCTGAAGATATTAGTAATGAAACGGTTTATACGAGTCCTAAACTTTATAGTCCGTTTTCAATCGAATTAACATTAAATACAAGTGAAGATGTTGAGACCGTTGAAGTTGATGGTGAATATTACCCAGATGAAGATATTATATTGATTGAAATAGTCTCCAATCCAAATCTCGACCGAGAAATTTTAGAAGAATTACATTTTGAACTCAATGAGTTAGTTAGACATGAGATAGAACATATGTCTCAATTGGATAGAGGAGAGGAATTCCCGGAATATGAACCTGAAAACTCTTTAGAATATTATACCCAAAAACACGAATTAGAGGCTCAATTGGCGGGATTTATAAGAAGAGCTCAAAAAGAAAGAAAACCACTCGAAGATGTGATTAGAGGATGGTTTGTAAAGAATTACTCAAAACATAACTTATCACCAAAAGATGTTGAGAAAGTTATTAAACGAATCCTTGAATTATCTTAGGAAAGTTTCTTGATAATTTTTTTTATAATTTCAGTTAAAACGACCTGACCAACCAAGACAACTCCCGAAGCAACCAATCTTTTGGCGACTTTCATTGATACTGTTTGGATATCTTCCCCGGAAGTAATTGAAGACTGAATGTCCGTTATTATTGGAATCAAAAACGCATATGTTATGATATCCAAAGTTGAATTTATGGTAACTTTAGAAGATTTAATGAATTTGGTGAACGAATCCTTAAGATTTTTACCTTTTAATAGAACTTCTTTAAAAATATCCTCAAGACCCTCTTCTTTTATTTTCGATAAAATCTTTTTTAATGCGTTTTCATTGTCGTAGAAATATGTGCAAGCAACCCCAACCAAAAGTAACGCCACTTGTTCATCCGTGATATCAAACCTACCACTTCTGATAAAATTATCTAATGGCATCACTAAACCACCAACCGATGCCCCCCAAGTTAGTAACAACTTCAAATTTAATCCGTATGTTTTTCTAACTTTATTGATGATATTACTCGTGAATGAATATAATTCTTTCATATAGTCAGTCATTTTTGACTGGTCTTGTTCTTGTAAGATAACTCTCAATTGAGATTCGTTAATTAAAAATTCCATATATTTATAAATATATTGAATAATTTATTTATATGTCAAAAAGAGAATTAAATCCTGAATTAGTTAAAGGTGATAGAGTAATGTGTCTTCATATGGATGGAGAGACTGGAGTTCCAATGGGAGTTGAAGGAGTTGTCACTAAAGTAGGTCGTGACCCATTTGAGGAAGATGGAAAAATTATCGAAGTTAAGTGGGATAACGGGTCTAGTTTAGCATTAATTAGTGTAACCGATAGTTGGGTTAAAGTTGCTGATAGTCAAATTAAAGAATCAAAAGTTGGAGATTCTCGAATAGATTATTTTTCGGAAAATCCCGAAATATTTGACCATTTTGATTGGAGATTTTTTAGAGAATTTTTGAATAAAGTTAGAGAAAGTCGAGTTGTTAACATGCATTCATCTTCACCATTCTTATTTTCGGGTAAAGAATGGATTGACATGAATTATGGAACAAACCAAGAAGATAATGAAGAATATGAGGAAATGTTAGATATGGCCAACAAATCCAAAGATAAAATGGTGCAAGGAATTTTGAGTTATATGGATTCTAAAAATATGGAACCTGAATTAGATTCAGTTAATCGATATGTTAGGAGATTTGCGGAGAAACTTGTGAAACTTTACATTTCTTTTTTCTAAAAAGTCTGAACTTTTTCTTCTTTGGTTTAAGAGTATCTTTAGGTTTAACCTCAGTTTGTTTGATTTTACTGGTAATCTTATTGGGTATGAGCTCGTCTTTTGAACACGAGCCCATAACGAATAAAATTAATAAAATTGAAATTATTTTTTTAATTTACTTAAAGTTTTTAATGTTTTTAATAATGAATCCGGTGTTATTGAGATACTATCAATACCTTCTTCTACCAAGAATTCTGCGAAATCAGGGAAATCAGACGGACCTTGACCACAAATTCCAACTTTCGTATTTGTTTTCTTTCCAATTTTTATTAAATGAGATATCGCTCTTTTAACCGCAAGATTTCTTTCATCGTAAATTGGAGAAACAAGTGCGGAATCCCTATCTAAACCTAACACTAATTGTGTTAAATCGTTTGACCCAATTGAGAATCCGTCCACATATTCTGAAAATTCTTCCGCCATAAAAATGTTTGATGGTAATTCGGCCATTAAATAAACTTCTAACCCTTTCTCACCTCGTTTTAACCCATAAGATTCCATAACCTTATAAACTTTCAATAACTCATCTATGGTCCTACAAAAAGGTATCATAACAACGACATTATCAAATCCCATTTTTTCCCTAACTCTTTTTATTGCCTTAATTTCCATACCAAAAGCTTCTTTATATTTGTCGGAATAGTATCTTGATGCTCCTCTCCAACCAATCATTGGGTTTTCTTCATCCGGTTCAAAATACGACCCACCTAAAAGATTTTTATATTCATTTGATTTAAAGTCTGAAAGTCTAACAATAACTTTATTGGGGTAAAACGCTGCGGCAATTCTTGCAATACCATAACTTAATTTTTTAATGAAGAAAGTTTCTTCATCATCATACCCTTTAATAATTGAATTAATTTGTTTTGTTAATTCCTCATCTCCAATTTCTTTATGTTTTAATAAAGCCATTGGATGTGCTTTTATATAGTTATTTATTATGAATTCTTCTCTTGCCAAACCAACACCTGCGTTTGGAAGATTTGAAAACTTAAATGCGATTTCGGGAGATGCAACATTCAACATAATTGGTGTTGAAACTTCAGGTAAATCGTCCAAATTTGTTTCAATTTTCTCATAATCAATGAAACCATCATATACAAAACCAACATCTCCTTCTCCACAAGATACCGTCACCTTTTGATTATTTTTTAATATTTCCGTAGCATTCATTGTTCCAACAATTGCCGGTAATCCCATTTCTCTTGCAACAATCGCTGCGTGACATGTCCTACCTCCTCGATTTGTTATAATCGCAGACGCTTTTTTCATTATAGGTTCCCAATCAGGGTCTGTCATATCAGTTACTAAGACACTTCCCTCAACAAATTCAGAACAATCTAACGACCCGTCTCTACCATCTAATGAATACATAATAGTTACTTCTCCATTAGTGATTTTATCTCCAACAGCACTACCTTTAACAATAGGTTTTAAATTTTCAGTATTAATTGTATATTCGGTTAATATATCTCTTTTTTTCCTTGAGTGGATTGTTTCAGGTCTAGCCTGAACAATATATAACTCATTAGTTAATCCGTCAATCGCCCATTCCACATCCATTGGACACCAATGTCCTTTTAATTCTGAGTAGTATTTTTCAATTGATGTAACCCATTTTGCGATTTCTAATACTTGTTTATCGTTAATACAAAAATTGTTTCTATGTTCATCATCAATATTAACGATTTTGGTTAACTTGCCGTGGTCTTCACCATAAATCATTTTTTGGTCTTTATTCCCTAATTTTTTTTCAATTATGGAACTAAAACCTTTTTCCAATAATGGTTTAAAAACAATAAATTCATCTGGTGATATTGTTCCTTGAACTATCATTTCTCCTAAACCATATGAACCATTAATCATAACAACATCTTTAAACCCACTTTCTGTGTCTAATGAAAATGCGACTCCGGATGAAGATAAATCTGACCGGACCATTTTTTGGATACATACCGACAACCCAACATCGAAATGGTCATAACCAAAAGAATTTCTATATGAAATGGCTCTATCGGTGAACAAAGACGCAAAACAATTTCTAACTGATTCTAAGATTGATTCCGAACCTCTAACATTTAAGAAAGTCTCTTGTTGACCCGCAAAAGAAGCATCGGGCAAATCTTCTGCAGTTGCCGATGACCTCACCGCAACATCAGTCATTGTTTGACCATAAATTTCGGACAACTCACGATATTTTGTTTGTATTTCGTTTTTTAATTGTTCAGGAAAAACTCCATTACGAATTAATTGTCTTACCGTTAAACCGGTTCTTCTAAGCTCAATAATGTCATTTTCTTTTAGATTCCCAATAAGTTCTCTGATTGGTTTATCTAAGTTATTATGTTTTATGAAGTCATAATAACCATCAATAGTTATTGCAAATCCATTAGGGACTTTAATTTCTAATTTTTTTAGGTGTTGTAACATTTCACCTAATGATGCGTTTTTTCCTCCAACAATATTAATGTCTTTCAAAGACACATTGTCTAAATTTAAGATGTATTTCATGTAATTTTTGTGTTTTTTATATAATGATTTAATTTGATAATGTTGGTGTAATTACTATTCTATATTTTAATTTATTTTCATTATTCATAACACCAAAAACAACAGATGTGTCTTCGGGATTGATTAAAATAGGTGTGACAAAATGTTCTTCTAATTTGTCTAGCGATTCTTTAATATGTGTCACCAAATAATTAGGTATTTTAGTTTCGATTTCTGTTTTTTCAAATGTTTCAGGATTATAATAATCTCCTTTGTAATTTTCCATATTTTTTTATTTTTTTTTTATTTTTTAATATCTAAAACCCATTCGATTAACGAGTTCATGCTAAATTGTTCATTTGCATTTCGTATATGTTCTTGAATATTGTTGACATTGACATCATCGTGATTGTTTGGGTTCTGGTATTTATCTGTTAGGAGTTTTGTATGTTCTAACATCTCCTTATACTTTTTTTTAATCTGTTCTTCTGTTTTCATAATTTAATTTGATAGCGGCATTTTTATAGATGGGTGTGATTGATAATTTTCAACAACAAAATCAGTATTATCCAAATGTGTTAACAAACTTAAATCATTTGACAATGATTTATAAAAATCATCTGTTTTCATATGAACTAACTTTGGTAATGGATATGGTTCTCTTGTTCTACGAGGCACTCCAAAATCATCTAAACAGGACATTTTCCCACCATCACTCCAAACTGGAGTGTTTGGAAAATTAGGTAAATTAACTATACCACTACTAAATTCTTTTTGTATTTCCTCAGAAACCATATTAAGTCGTTCCTCTAATGTATAATCTCTACCAATTTGTTCTTTAATTCCATCAATTTGATTTGAGTAAATATGACAATCACCCATATTTGTAATCAATTCGTCAGGAACCATATTAACCATCTTTGCAATTATTTCTAATAGTAAGGCATATGATGCGATATTGAATGGAGTTCCTAATGGAACATCTTGACTTCTAGCATTATACATTAAAGATATTGCTCTGGTTGGGAAGGTTGGATACCAGGGTGAGTTTGGGTTGACATTGTTATTTTTATACCAAAGTTCCTTCTCACTCATACTCAACTCTCTTGTATAAACTTGAAATCCATAATGACAAGGTGGAAGAACCATTTGGTCTAATTCTCCAACATTCCAAGCATTAACCATTAATCGTCTTGAGTCTGGATTTATTTTAAGGTCGTTGATTAAGTTTTGAATTTGGTCTATACCTTTGGTATCTTTTAATTGAGTTTTATCTGAACCAATAAATTCTTCATTATAAATGGTGTTATAACCTTGTTCAAATCCTTTCCAATTTCTCCATTGCTTACCATAAATTGAACCTAGCTCACCCCACTTTTTAGCAAACTCATCATCTGTTTTTATTTTGTTTATGAATTCTTCATAAGACCAAAAACCATCTGTTCTTTCATTCAATACCGTTGTATCAAACCCTTTTTCATATTTGATATTATTCATCATTATCTTATGCATTTGTTTTTGGTAATTAGAGAAACAATCACCATCCCAAATATGACAACCATTATCAACAAGGAACTTAATGTTTGTATCACCACGAAGGAACCATAGTAACTCAGTTACCATTGTCTTAAATGCCATTTTCTTGGTAGTTAACAACGGAAACCCATCTCTCATGTTATGTCTAATTTGTCTACCAAATACTGATATAGTCCCAGTTCCTGTTCTATCTGTTTTATTTATACCATTATCAAGAATGTCTTGAAGTAGTGCTTGATAATCTTTATCTAATTTATTCATTATTTAATAATTTTTAAATTCATTATAGGGTGTATTTCTGTTATCTCATGGGTTTTATCAAAAACATAAGGCCCTTCTATTTCTATACTATCACCTTTTTTTGGGATTGTAATTTTATTTTTATAAAACCAACAAACCGTGAATATCGATGGAACCGCACATACAATTTCTCCCACCATACACCCATTTTCATCTTTATAGTTATTTTTTACCAATAATGAACTATCACCTATCTTTAATCTTATATGTATATCACCATCAATATCTGATTCTACTTTATCTACTTTACCCACTAATACCTTACTACTATCTAATAAAACTAGTCTTGAGGGATGATGAACTCTATTACACGGACAATCTTCCACAGAAATAAAGTTAAGGATTATAAGACAAATAATTATTATTATTGATAATATCTTCATAATTTTATTTTTTTCCATCTATAAACTTCAACCTTAACATTCTGATTAATTGGTGTTACATACCAGTTTAAACCAGTTTTTTCCTCAATAAAACCATCATCAGTTTTAATAATTGTGATATAAGTCCTATCACCATATTTATCTGAGGTGACACCATGCTCAAGGACAACACCATTTACAATTTTACTTTCTCGATAATATAAATTTACCACAAATGTGGCAATAACCATTATAACAAGACATGAGATTAAAAGTTCTCCAAAATTATTTTTAATAAATGTTATCATTATTCTTGAACTAATTTTTTTAATATTGTTTCCAACTCATTTTCTAACAAGGTAAGTTTTTCTTCGAATTTTATGGTATCCGCACGATATTCACTATTATCGATTGACCAATGGGTTGAGTTAATCTCCGCAATTAATTGGCAGTAACGCCTAATTTCTTTCCTATTTTTCATGTTCAAATTCTTTTTTAAGTTTTAAATAATTTTGTCTTCTTTCTTCTTTTAATTTCACTTCATACTCTTCATCCAATAATCTTCTCAAATTGTCTTTCATATGTGACACATGACCTGTATCATAGACATTCTTACCATCATGGACGATATACATACCTTTATATATTTTTTCCTGATGACCATTGATTATAACATAGTTATAATTGTAAACTTCAGATTCTCCAAAAGCACCATGACCTGAGGATTCCGAACCTTGTCTAACTAAAGAACAAGTTTCCATTTTTTCAATAATAATCTTATCCATTCTTATTTATTTTTTTTCGTTATTTTTAATGATTTTGTATGCCATTTCATAAACATCAATCCTATCTTTTTTTAGATAATCAGCATATAATACTTTAATTAACTCAAAAAAGGGCTCTTTTTTACCCAATCTATGGATTTCAAAAATTATTTCTTCAATTCTTTCCTCGTTTGTCATATTTCGGTATTATTTTGATTGTTCCATTCATCAATTATGTATTGCATGTTATCCGTTAGATAATCCATGTTTGATAACCATTTAAAAACATCAGTGATACCTAAATTATAAGCATCTTCCATCGATTTGACAACTCCTTCTTTATCGATAACATAAGTTTCACTTACATTTTTTTCATAAATTTTATTTAATCTCTCTTTCATGGTGTTAAAGTTTTGAAAATTCCGGTTTCAATATATTCCAAATTATTTTATCATATTTTTTTTTGTCCCACATTGCAAACATCACAGGATGTAATACTTTTTGTTGTTTAAATACGAATTCTGCAAATTCTTTTTTTGTTGGTTCCGGGTCTACATCGTTATATTTACCATAACGGAACCCATCGTGAAGTTTTCCGGCCATCTCAGATATTTGAACATAGTTATATTTTAAATCTCTAACATAGTTTTGAATTTTTTTGTAAAACTCATCCGGAACATCTTTCAATAATTCATTAACATTGTCACCATTGGATAACATTTCCCATATTCCTGTAGTTGAAACATTGGTCATTATTTTGTGGAGTCTCAAATATTCCTCACCTTTAATTTTCATTCTATCACCATTTGAGAATCGAATAACAAATCCTTCTGCGTTATTGTCAATCAAAGATTTTAATTTTGTATAATCCTCAATTCCGTCGTAGTTTCGAACTAATTCAAAACCATCAATTTTTTTAAGTTCGGAATATTCAATTTCTTTACCTGTTTTTGTATTAAATGCTCCGAGCAATACTAGACCTTCGTAATCACCATAATCTACAACTATCCTATTATTTTTGAATAAAATTTCAAAAAGGTATGTGTTATTTTTATCTAAAATCTCTATTGGGTATTTTTCTGCGAATTCATACGCCTTTTTTGATTGGTCAGAGGTGAATGACCCACGAGTGGCAAATACCCATTCATCGTTATAGTTAAATAATATGATACAACTACCATCCATTTTCTCATAAACCTCAAATTCTGATGTTGGAGTGTGTTTCCCTTCTTCGATGTTGAAGAATTTTTTAAATGGTCTTGCAACAACATTTCCATTGTCATCGGTAACTAAACCACGGCATTGTAAAGTTATCTCATCCCAAGTGTTTTCGTATTGAACTTTTGGTGTGTAGTTCCATATGGTTAATGGTAATGTCGGATGTGTTTGTTTATATAACAAACCATCTTCATAATATTTTTCCAAAGTCCTTATAAATTCATTCATAATGCAAATATAATAAAATTTTTTCAAACCCATAAAAAAATTCTCATCAAAGGATGAGAATTTTATTTTAGTTAGTCTCCGAATATGGTTATTTCATATTATTCATTTATGATTACCATATTAGTGTTAGATATCGGAACTCTTAAAACCGGCATTGGGTTTAGATGTGGTTCAAGTGGTATTTGAATTGCTTCATAACAACTCACTAAAACCTTTACCGTTTTTATTCTCTCGAAAGTTTCTATTTCTTTAGAGCTACCTCGAGAACCATCTAGTAATCGAATTGTTTTTTTAGATGTGTCAAAAATTAATGTTTGCATATTTTATTTTTTATTTTAGTTTAATGTTAAATCTATCGACCATTTGAGTTAATTTATCTTCAGGGACCCCATGTTGATTCTCTCCGCCATGTCTATTCTCAACAATTATAGAATGGACTCTATATCCATATTTTTTTGCTAGTTCAAAATATGGTTCCATTTCCCACTCTTGGGTGAAAGTGTTTGAAACCGCAACATTCCAATCTTGTTTCATCCACTCTTCGGTCTTATTTCTACACCATTCGTGAGCTTCTTTTAATTTTGTTGGGTCAAACATATATTCACCCTCAATGTTAAAAAACATATCGGCTTCGACATATTGGTTACAGATTAATTTTGCGAAGGTCGATTTTCCTGACCCGGGAATTCCTCTAACTAGTACTAGTTCTTTCATTATATTATATAAGTTTGGTTATTACACATTTATCATCTTCAAATTCAACTTCAACATCAAACATTTTAGGTTTACAACACGAAGAAATTATTTCATCAAAAGAATATCTCGGAGTCGTGTTGTAATTCCTAATTCTCGACATAAGGATAATTTTTCTCATGTCTTCAAAATCTAATAAAAATTTATCTTTATTCATAACTCTGGTCTTGGAATGACCTGAAGTCAAACAAAGTCTTGATACTTTTTTTATTATCTCATCATTGAGAAGATTAGAGGTTTCCTCAATCCACCCATTATCAATCCACCCAATACTTATACATTCGTCAGTAGTTAATTTAGATAAATCCAATCTCGGTAGTTGAGGTAAACCAAATCCTGAAACAATCACACCAGAATTGTCGTCAAAATCGGAATAATTCAAATTATTCCAATCATATTCTTTATAATCATCATTTTGGTCGTTGATGAGTATTGGTGAACTTAACATGATTAGTTTATAAGACATAATTTTTTAACAAAGATAATAAATTTAAATTAAATGACTATTTTTTTTTTCATAATTTAATCTTCCTCGACATTTTGTTTTTTCATCGACATCCCACAATTTCTCACCACCATTCTTTGTCATATGACAATTGTGTGGTTTATCGGTTCTTTTTGAAAAACCAATAATTGTTTCGTTGTGTTTGTTCATTACCCTCCAAGGGCATTCTTTACATTCTTTCATAATTTAGTTTCTTCGTCGATAAAGCCCGCCATCATTAAGATATTCAGAATAAGAAGTATTGTATTGGTTATTAGGTCTAAAACCTGTGTCAATTCCTGTAATATATTGATTCATCATTTCTAAAATACTATCGTGATATTGATTACCCACATCTATTTTTGATTTTGATTCATTTATTTTTGAATGAATTTTTTTGTAGTCTTCTAAATCCATAATGGTTTCATCTTTTTTAATCTCGGAAACAATTATGTTGATAACATCAACAGATATTGGGAGAGTTAAAGGACTAACTTCTTTATCGTCAGCTAGCCAACCTTGAATTTTACTTGAGTCTCCTTTTTTAATTGAGACAGCGTATTTGTCGTTATTGAGCCTATCGATAATGTAAATTAATTTGTATTTGTCGATATAATCATTCCAATATCTTTCTTGAGTGGTACACCATTTTGTATTTGAACCATAAACTTTTGAAGCATCGTAACTTAATGGGATAACAACACAATATTCATCATTATCAAGTAATTTTATTACTTGTTTTTCCGTATCTTTTTGTTTTTGGATTTGTTCCGCTTTTTTAACTGAATCTTTAAGGGAACGAAACCCTGAATGTTGTCCTATATCGTTTTTTTTGATTCTACCTGCCCCGCAATGAATTTCAAATTCATTTAGAGTTACAACATTATCTTCACCAATCAGTTCAGCTCCCATAATCAATTGAGTTTCCTCATGGGTTTTACCCTCAAACCATTCTTTTAATTGTTTTATTAAAAACTCGGTGTATTTGTATGTATCAGTTGGGTCAATCTTACCCATTAAATCGATAATGGATATATTAAATTCAGGATGTTGTTGTTTTAATTTATCTAATCTTGACATATTTTTTTTTATTTTAAATGTAATACTTTCCAAGAAATTTCAATCCACATTTTAAACCAAATGAACCGAACGCCAAACATATACGATGGTCTAAGATTACCTTCATCAAACATTTTCTTACCTTTTTTATCGGTCCCAACACATAAATCTTTTCTAAAGAAAACACCAATTTCTTTTGTTTTCCATTTAATCCTATGAAATATTCTATCGGATTCAAGATTATCCCATTGATGTCTGAAAACACCTTTGATTGTTAAATTACCAAGTTTAATTGAGCTGACCATATTTTTCCTTTGATTTATTTTTTCCCCAAATATTAAAAAAATCTGTTTCTAAACTATCTCCTCCATCTTCTAATCTTACACTAATATGAACTCTAGTTTCCAAAGTCACTAGTTCCGCAATTACTTCCCACGCCAATGGATGAATCATTTTTACCATCGTCATAAAATTACCACCAACATTTTCCAATGACTCCAATGTTTTGATTTTTTCATCTGTATAACCAAAATCATTGTCAAATGTTTTCCAATATCGAATACATGAGGATTTCAAATCATCGAAGTATTCTTGTTTCGGTGGTTTGTAATAAATTTTCGTTTCCATTACCCTACAATTCCTTTTATTTCGTCTGTGTGGTGGTCAAATAACATATCTGACATAATCTCGCGTTTATCCATTATTCTTATGATATCATCCATATCATATATCCCAAAAGTTGGGTGACCATCCATACCAACATCCATTTTTTTACCTTTACCGAATCTCAATTCAGTTGGTAGGTGAACATGTCCGTGAAGATGGATGTGACCTTTATTTAGTCCGTCCCAAGACGAGATTGGATAGTGAGATAATACAAATGTTTTGAACTTATACATCAATTTTGTGTAATGGGTAACACTTGTAAATAATTCCTGAACATTGTATCGGTCATTTTCGATATGTGTATCGTGATTACCTAATATAAGACGAATCTCTTTACACAGAATTCTATCTCTGAATTTTTGAACATTCTCAAATCCACCAAATGACCAGTCTCCCAAGTGAATTAAAACATCATCCTCACCAACAATTGAGTTAATGGTCTTAATTATTTTTTCATTCATTTTTTCAATGGTGTCAAAATCTCTGGTTTGAGATATTGGAATACTACCATCAGGGAGACGCCATTCGGTCACTCCTCTACAAATATTTTTGTGTCCGTAGTGAGTATCCGAAGTAATAAAAACTTTTCTATTTTTTTCTATCTTAATCATACCACAAATATAATAAAAAAATTTTATTCGGCTAGTTTTTTATTACTAAATTCTTTTATCCCGGTAACTTCATATAAAATTTCTCTCTCAAGATACTTTGGAAATTCTATTTTTTCATTGATGTCGTTTAATTCAACTTCAAGTATTACAATATTTATTCCCTCATATTTATCAATCTCAAAATTTTTACCTTTGTATTTGATGACCGTTCTTGTCTTATTTATGTGTAATGAGTTTGATAAGTCCAATTCATTAAATTCAAATATGGTTAAAGTGGTTTCTTCTTCTTGATTTATTCCTTTTGATATATTGGTTTTTTTTGTTTTGAAAATTTTGAGTTCGTTTGTCGGAACTTCAACCTGTTTTCTATAACGATAACCATCCGAGTGATACCATTGCTCAATTTGAAAAACATTATTTATTTTTTCAAGTCTTGGGAATCTTTTTAATAAAAACTTTCTTTCAATTTCTTTGAATACTTTCATACTAATTCTTCTTCTAATTTAAACCATTGTGGAATTTCTCTATTTTTCCATTTTGCAAATGATGATTTTGCTCCAACATAATAATTTCTATAAGATTGAATCACCGATTTAACTTTATATTCATCCGGCATTGCCTTTGGAGGTTCGGTGAAACCTTTGTCACAAATATTGACTTTATTTGTGACACACCACTCAATAACATCTTGAGACTTATGTCGTTTTCCATATCTATGGGTATATTCTTTACAAAGAGCTAAACCCAGTTCACATAGATACAAATAATTGGTTAATGATTCCCGAGACCATATCGCACAAGGATGGTTTTTATGTGACAACTTGTAGGGTACTTGGTCGGTTACTTGGTCGGTTACTTGGTCGGTTATATGATGAACACCGCACAATAATTGGGCGGTTTCAAGTATCATTTTAACAACATGCTTGTCACAATGATATTGAGCACATTTTTCAACATCATAATCTAAAAAGAATATATTCATTATTTACAATTTTGATGCAAATATAATAAATTTTTTTTAGTTATTCCGTAATTAAAAAAACTGGATTTTGTTCTCCGGCGTAAAGACCCAAAATATTGTAACCATAAAATTCTTCGGCGTCCTCCCAATCCATACCATCTCTCTCGGATAGAATTTCTATGATTTTATTTTTTGAATATAGGATTCGATTGTCTCGACCAAATTCCTCAATGACACCAATTATCGCGGAATCTAATCCATCTAATATAACAGCACCTTCGGCAATTTCATTAATATCGTATCCTTTAATATTCATCTTGAAAAAAATTGTGAGAAAAAATCAGGAGAGCCCTTTTTCGGCGAAAGTAAGTTACCAAGATACTATCAAATATGTTGAGAACTCTCACTGACAATATAATAATAAACTCAAGTTTCGACTTTGTCAAACGATAAATGTAGATTTAGAAGTATTTATTATTAAAATTAAATTATGAGAGGTTATTTTGGATTAGGTCAATTATCTGCAAGTGAAAAACAAGATATTTTGAACCAACATAAAAGTTTATATAACGGATACCAAACAATGCAACCACAGGTATCAAACACTCAACCATTATATGTTTATGATTTTGCTGGCGATAAAGATGGTATGGTTGTTAATAATAAGGGTGAAGTTAAGAAATACACAAACATGGGAATTAACGAACAAGTTGAGAATAACGAAGTTTGTGATGAGTGTGGTGCAATGATTATGGATGGTGTTTGTTCTGAATGTAATTATGGACATATGGAAGAGTCGGAAATGGAAGAAGGTAATATGTGCGAACAATGTGGTGGTGAAATGAAAGAAGGTGAGACTTGCGAACAATGTGGTGCGAAGGGTGAAGTTATGGAACTTGGTGGTATGGATGACGGACACCCAAGGTTCGGTAATAAAAACCTTTCTAAAATGTCTAGAAGAGAAAAAGACATGTTGATGGGTGATAGAGATTATGAAGATTCTTTTGAAGATGATATTGACTATGGTAATACTAAATATGGTTTAGGTGATGATGACGATGAAGAATATAAAGACAGAAGTATGTATGACCCATACTATGGTGATGACGATGAAGAAGAATATTATCCTGAACTAAGAATGCCTCGTGACATGCCATCATACAAAACTAAATATAGACATAGTGATGATGTACTTGGTGGTAAAACTACTGATAAATTAAAAAATTTACGAAAAGATAGAAACGAAGAAAAAGATATGGTCGTTATTGATGTACTTGGTGGTAAAACTAAGGGTAAAGAAAATGACTTTAAAAACTTAAGAAAAGATAGGACAGAACAAATTGTTATTGACGATGTGATTATTGGTAAAAATAAACTCAAAGAAGTTTGTGAACAATGTGGTGGCACCATGAAAGAAAATGTTTGTGAGCAATGTGGTTCAGGAAGAATGGAGGAAGAAACCGGACATTTGGATGACATTTATAATGTGCATGATTTGAACTTAACAAAAGGTGATTTCGATTATGTTGAAGGTGGTGGAAACGACTATGGGACATTTGAAAAAGCTCATCACATGAAAAAAATTAAAACTGAACAAGTTAGTAATGACGATTATAAAGACCGAAGTATGTATGACCCATATTATGATGATGATAATGATTTCCAAGATTATGAATCATCTTACACTGAAGATGGTGTTGATGACCCGGATAATGAAGATGATGGATTTGAAGATATGAATCTTGATGAAATTGAGGTTGACAAATTAAGTAAAGGTAGTAAATACAAATACTTTCCAAAGTATAACCCTGATTATGAAGATGATATTGAATTCGTGGATAGAATTGATTATGAGGATAATTCAAATCCTCATTTTAAATTTAGAGGAAAAAAATCAAACTACTTGTTCCCAGATAGAGATGTCGAGGATTATATCTCAGATTTAGACGAACAAGAGGGAAATGTTGATGATATGGATGTTGATGATGTTCAACCAGCATATGATTTTGAATCTAACGGACCATTAGGTGTATATCCGGTTAATGAAGATGACATGTATGGATATGACCCTGAAAAAATGTATGAAACTATGGAATCTGCATGGGCTGACGATGAAATTGAAGAAGAAATGGACGAACAAGATGTTTCAGGGTCTCAAGGAATTTATGGTAGTATGAAAAGAGCATATGATTTTGATAGTGAGGGACCAGGTAAAGGAGGTCCTTACCAAGAATTTTCATATGAAAGTGAATTGGAGGAATATGACTCTGAAGATGATTTCGGATTTGCAACACATAGTGGGGATTTTGAAGGAGATGACTCTGAAGATGATGATTGGGAAGAAATTGATGTTGATATGAAAGAATCATTTATTACCCAAAAGAATAAAATTTCGGAGATGTTCAACAGAATTAATAAATTCAATTAAAAAAATAAAACCCTCAAATTGAGGGTTTTTTTTATGTCAAAATGGTTTTTGGCGAATTTTCGAATATTTTATAATAAAAACATTTAAACATGGAAATTAAAGAAATAGTATCATATTTTTTAAACCAAGAAACAAACATATTGGAAGTTTCTTTTAGAACAATCGAAGACGATGATGATGTAATAAGAACCGGAAATATAAATTTTTCGGTTGCTAGTGAATACGGGTTTTCTGTAGAATCCGAAGACAAAATTTTATTAGAAGATGAAATCGATGAAGATGAGTTATGGGAAAGAAATTATTTCACCCAATTAAATGAAGATGAGTTGTTATCTTTTTTGAATGAATATTACGAAGTAAATTCAAACGAACTACCTGAGACAGAATTATATTAAGGTCCAACTCTGGTGAGATATAATGTCATTACTTGTTTCTCACCAAATTTTCCTCTAAACCAACCACCAGCACTTTTCAATTGAAGAGATTCAAATCCATCATCCTCAATTAAGAATGTTAAAGTCCTAACGGATTTATCTGACGCAACATAATCAAATTGTAAGAACCCGTTATTGTAAGTGTTATTACCGATGATTCTATAAAATATTTCATTGGGTGATGAACCATATTCCCATATATCCCTACCCGTTGGATTAACTCCCTGTAAATTCATTCGTACTGTTGAGTAATCAAAATGGATATAAAAACGATTGATAACCATTGAATCAAAAGGGTCTGACATCATTTTATTAAGATATGTGTCACCGATAGTATATAAAGAATCTCTCGTTTGACTTTGGTCGACATTGGTAATGTCAAGTTTTGAAACAACATATTTTCCACTTAAAGTAACATCACTGGTTTCAAGGGAAAATTTCTCACAAGAAGTGAATAAAAACAAAATTAAAAGGATATATAAATTTTTCATACTGCAAATATAATACTTTTTTTTCTAATTGATAATATATTTATTGTTATGAATTTGGATGTAGATTTTTTAATAGATTTTTTTAATAAAAATTCCGGTGGCTTTAAAGATGAGTTAGACGAACAAGATGATGCTTCCGCATCATCCGGAGGTGGAGGAAGTGTCCCAAAATGGGCCGACTCATATCCTTTAACTAGAGGTAAAGCAAACCCATTAATGAAATCGGGACAAAAATGGAATACGGGAATAAAAAGAGGTTCCGCAAATCAAATTTGGTAGATAAAAGATATTTATAAATAAAAAAAATATGGTACAACCTAATTATAGTCCGCAAGAAGCGTTAGAGAGAGTTAAATTGATGATGTCTTATGATATGTCAAAAACTTTAAATGAAAATAGAAAATTACTTAGTGAACAAGTTAACAACCCGGAATATTTTAAAACTGTTACAAAGTCACTAATGAAGAACCCATCACAAGTTAAAAACATAAATTTTGGCAACCCAACCGCAAATGTTAAAAATGCTGCAACCCAAATTAAAAAGGCTGTTAGTGGAATGGGAACCGATTTTAAGGGAATAACATATGTTTTAGACAACGGTTTTAAAGACATCGCCAGTTCAATGGCAATTATTAAATCGTACCCTGAAATAGGAGGTGAATCATTATTTGACGCATTAAATGGGGAATTGTTTGGAAGATTGAAAATGAATGAGGTAGTTAAAAGAGTTTCGGAACAAATAGAGACATGGTGCCAAGGTAAAACAAATATTAGTATTTGTAAAGTTAAAACAAGTGATGAACTAAAATACGGTAAAATATAATGATAGGGATGTCTGTAAATATGGGGTATTTGTTTACCGATAAAGGAGTTGTAAAAATGTCTTTTGAACAAAATGATTTGAATGGAAGGAACTTTGTACCTTATACTTTTGAATCATTAAATATTGCTTTAGATATTATAAATGAAAATTTTAATTTCAAATATAAAACAGGTTCAATTTCATTAACAGAATATACATCCGAACCAAGAAGATTTTTGTATTTTTTAATTGAAACATTAAAACCTGAAAATACAATAAAAATAATTCAAGAATGGGAAAGTAATCATGGTAATAAATTATTATTAATTAACGAGTCAGTTGATAAATTACTTATAGAACAAAGAGTTGTGGATTCGTGGAATTCAATAAAATTAATTATTGAACAAGGTGAATGGTACAATCCTGTAAATATTGCTAATAAAGTAGGTGATATTGCTAAAACAGGTGCTAAAAATGTTTACAATTATGGTAAAGACCTTGTTAAACAAGGTGCTGAATGGGTTAAAGACCAAGATAAATTGATTAAACAAAAAGGGTTTACTCAGTGGGCTAAAGAAAGTGCCGGTAAAGTATGGGAGTATGTAAAAACTAAAATTGCCGACGTATGGAATTGTACTAAAAGTGGTATTGAATGTATTATGGAAGGAATGAGAAAATTAGTCTTCAGTGCTTCAGGTACCGCAGCATTAACGGGTGTTTCTTTAATACCAGTTATTGGTCAAATAACAAATGGGGTTATTTTTGGTTCATTATTGTTATGGGACACTTATAAGGGATTAACAGGTCAAGGTTGGGAGATTATAAGTATTATGGCGAGTGCAATTGCAATATTAGCACCTTCAATGGGGAAAATATTTAAAACCGCATTTGCAGGAATAAAATCTTTTGCACAATTAGGTACGGCTGCAGTAAGTAAAGGAGGGATTTTTCTTAAAGCATTTAATTTATTAAAATCAGGAATTGGTACTTTAAAAAACTTAATAGGTCAAGCAGCTAAATTCTTAGGTGAAAAATTAGGAATAAAATCTCTACAATCTTGGGGAACGAAAGTTCAACAAAAAGTGTCTCAGATGGTGGATGAAATGGTGGCAGCAGCAAAAAATAAAACTCCAAACCCTACCACACCTAAATCAGGATTTAAAGCTAAAGTTAAAGACATTTGGGCGAAAAAACCACCTAAACCAATACCACCGGGAGGTGTGATTGTTGATAGAATGGGGTCTTCATTTTTACTTACTACCGGAATATGTGCGGCACTAGGACTTGATGGTTTAAGTTGTCAACCAAAAGTTGAGAGTGGTGAAATAACTGATGAACAATTAAAACAAGCTCAAGCTAAAGCCGAATCAGAATTTGCGAAAACGTTTGAGGACGATGAAGTAACGTTTGAACTGTAATAAAAAAACAAAAAATAATAAATATGAAAAACATAATTCTTGAAGAACTTAATAAAACAAAATTACTAATGTTATATAACACAAAAGCAACATTAAGTGAAAATTTAATAAGTAATAAAACTTTTGTTTCTAATGGTTCTTTATTAACTGAACAACCTGTTAAAACATTTTTAACGTCTTTGTTTGGAACTGCGGATGAGGCATTAATTGCGTCTCTTAAACAAGCTAAAAATGCCAAATACTTACAAGGTATTAAATTTTTAGACGATGTTGCGGCACAAGCAGGGTTCAGAAGTGGTGATGAAATAGCAACAGCAATGGCTAAAGGTACTTTAAAGACATCCCAAATTGGCCCTATTGCTAAAGCATTGTTAAAAAAAGGTAGAATAACTGGTCCTCTAAGAAAGAGTTTGACTGATAAGGCAGCTAACTTATCATTTAAAAAATTCCCTAACATGTCAGGTCAAAAAATTAAAAATGATTTAATCAGAAAAGGATACGACCCAACAATTGCCGATGAAATTGCGGTAAAGATAGCAAATAAAAACTTACCAAAAAATGTACCTGTAAAACCAACAGATATTGATGATGCTATTGCAAATATTCCTAAACCTCCTGTTGAATCCCGAAGTACTTGGACTGCACTCAAAAAGTGGGGTATAGGTGCGGGTTTAAGTATTGGTGTTATTGCACTTCTTTATTATTATTTTAATGATGGCGATGTTGAGGATGTTGTAGATACTGAAGAAACAACTCCGTCTCCACAACCAGCACCACAACCAAGAACAAGTCAATATAAAAGTTGTCCTGAGGTATACCCAATTAAATTTAGATGTAAAAATGAGACAATTGCTAAAGTTCAAGAATGTTTAGGAGTTACACCTGATGGGAAATTTGGTCCAAAAACACAACAAGCGTTAATTAATAAAGGATATGATGGAAATTCAATTACCACTGAAATAACCATTAATGTATGTGGTCAAAATAACACCAATAAACCACCTGTTACCACACCACCGGTCAAACCTGAAGAGATAGAAGCTCCGGATAATACTATTAACCCTGAAAATTTTTAAAAAATGAAAAATAAATTTATTTTAAGTGAAAGTGAAATAACTGATATACTTAATCAACATAGACTAGTTAAAGAACAAGGTAATCCTTCAACTTCTACAACATCAACAGAACAAATACCTATTAATACTCAATTAGAAAAAATAAGGGGTTATGGGTGTTTTAATCAAAATTCCCCTGTTATAAAAACTAAATTTACAGAACCTAATAGACAATGGGCTATTAAACAAGAAAGTAAAAAAAATCCTGGTAAATTTGGTTATTTTTTTATTGATAATGCCATTGGCATGTTAAATGATTTAGGTAAATTTGAAATTATCAGTCAAAAATGGGATTGTCCAAAAATGAAGGAACAACAAAATTTAGAGGCTCAAAAAAAATCAGAGCAAGAAAAATTAGATGCTGAAAAAAAATCAGAGCAAGGAAAATTAGAGGTTCAAAAACAGGCATTTATTGATAAAGCGGTTAATTTAGGTTATAAAGAGGAAAAAGACTTAACTCCTGATGAAATTGCTTCAGGTTCTTACAAAGAAATGAAAGTACCGGGTAGTGAAAAATTTTTCCCACCAAACGGAATAACAATGTGGTGGTCACCATCTGATATCGCTAAAGAAGGAGGGAAAATATCTACAAAATTTGAAGATATTTCTAAATCACAGACCATTAATAAATCAATCTGTAAAAACGCAATTGACACATATTACGAAGGATTTAAAACTAAAAAAGATATCCCACAAGTAACATTTGACCCAATGAAAAAAGTAGTTCAATCGTGTGTTAACACATACGAAGGTGAATGGGGAGGATTTTTAGGGGTAGATTTAAAAAATACAAAAAAATATGTTGAGATACTACGAGGTGGTATTGGAGGACCTTCAAGACGAGGAGAAGATTCTAAATGGAGATTAAACTAATAAAAGTATTATGTTAAATAAAAAAGTGAAAAAATCTTTAATTGAAATTAAAGAACAAAAAGAAAAACTTTTGATTGAACAAAAATTGGTCAAAAATAGAATATCTATAATACTTGAGGGTATTAATAGTGAAGAGGATTTTAAAAAATTGTCAAATAAACAACAACTTAAAATAAGTACTAAATTTATACAAGAGCTTTCTTATTTACAAAACACTGGATTGATTTCTGAACAAAATTTTGGGAACATCTTAAGTTCATTATTTGGTGGATGGTTTGGTAATGCAATTCAAACATTTGTAGAACCTGTGTTGAAAGGAATATTAGTTCCATGGTTTGGTGAGGGTTATTTTACAAATTTTATTATATCATTGTTAACTAAAAATACTGCAGAATTCATACGAGGACTTAATGATTGTAAAATAATGACTAAATTAATTGCTCAATCTATTTCAGAGGCGGTGTTTATGCAAATACAGGACGCTAAAGGGTTAAACTCACCGGGTTATGTATTTTTAAGACAGAGTATGGGAGATGCGTTAACCAGTACTGAATTTATTAAAGGTATTGAAAAAGGGTTTGGAGATATGGTTTGTAACATGCTTGGTAAGTTTACCGGTAATGCTCAAAAAGTCGCGGAAAAATTAAAAAGTACTGGTAGTTCTGTAGTTCCAGGAACTACATGATTACTTAAAGAAATTCAAATAGTTAGATACTTTTTGAATATAAATGGTTTAAACTAAGGGGGTATTCCATATCTAACGAAAAAGGAGAGTCATTGACTCTCCTTTTTTGGTTTACAGAATGCTTGAAATAATGTTACTTACTCACTTTTTCTTTTGGTTTAACAATTTCATCGATAATACCATAATCTAACGCTTCTTGAGCGTCCAACCATAAATCTCGAGTTGCATCTGTCATAACTTGTTCTGCAGATTTGCCACAATAAGAACCTAATAATTCAAAAAGAATATTATTAGTCTTTTCCCACTCAATCATATTGATACGAGCGTCTTGAATATTTCCACCAGCACCTCCTGATGATTGATGTAACATTGTTTTGGAAAATCTCAATGATGAACGCTTTCCTTTGGTTCCCGCACCTAACAATACTGAACCCATCGATGCCGCCATACCAGTATTCACGGTTCTGATGTCACAAGAGATGTATTCCATCACATCTACCATAGATAAACCTGATTTCACACTTCCTCCGGGACTATCAATGTGCATTGTAATGTCCGATTTATCTGAAGAATCCAAGAACATTAATTGAGCTTGAACTATAGTTGACATTCTGTCATCAACAGGTCCTGCAACCCATAACACTCGGTCTCTCATTAATCTTGAGAAGATATCCATTTGAGTAACTCTCATTTCTCTTTCTTCCAAGATGTATGGTGTCATTGAGGATTCAATTTGTTTTTCGAAGTAATCCAAATGGGATGATGGTTTACCTAAATGTTTCGTGTAATACGATTGAAATTCTTGTCCGTAATTCATGTTCTTAAAATTTATTTATGCAAATGTAATCGAAAAAATTTAAACTAATTAAAAAAATTAATTTTCAGTGGTTTCCGTTTCTTGAGTTGTAGCGTCATCAGGATTTGGTCCCAAATTTACTGCCATACCTTCTTCAATGTCTTCGTCACATCTGAAGATATGAATTTGGTCGTTTTGTTTAAATACAATTACTTTTTTAGCGTCATCACCTAAATTAACATCTCCTTTAACATCGACAACGATTCCTTCATTTTCTTGAAAGATTAGTCCCAATGCTCTTGCGAATAATAATGATGCGTTTAATACATCTAGCGAGTTTTGTCCTTGTCCCATTTGTTCTGTCCCTGATTGTTCAGGATTTGTTTGATTTTCCATTTTTTTTTGATTTGATTTTTTTAATAATAATAATTTTTTATTTAATAAACAAATGATTGTTGATAATCATTCCATATTTTATTTAATACCCCGTTTTCGGTTAAAATGTTTGGAGTGTATGGTTGAGTTCTCATTACCATTTTTGCTTCATCCGGAGTTTTATTTCCTTTTTTGAGATTACAAGTAAAACAACATGTTACCAAATTACTCCAAGTATTCTTTCCACCACGAGATTTGGGAACGACATGGTCTAAGGTCAATTGTTTTTTTGACCCACAATAAACACATTCATGGTTATCCCTTTTATAAACCCTCATTCGATTGGGTTTAATGTTCCTTGCTTTATGTTTAATATAATGTAACAATCTTATAATTACGGGTCTAAGATAAGTCTGATAACTCCCAACTATGGGATTATCATCCGACTTTATAATTTCGGCTTTACCCTTATCGACTAATACAAATCCTCTTCGCATTGTAGTAATATTCAATGGGGTATAGTCGTAATTTAATACTAATACTCCGGTCATTTCATTGGTTTTTTGTAAATTATAAGTGTTTTATTTGTAAAACCAAAAAAAATTTGATTTTAGAAAAAATGTATTATCTTTGTGGTATGAAAAAAGTAAAAATTTATCTAGATGATGTGCGAACACCTGTTGCAAAAAATGAATGGGTTGTTGTTAGAAATTACGAGGAATTCGTTGATAAAGTAACCGAAATAGGGTTGGAGAACATTGAATTGATTTCTCTTGACCACGACTTGGGAGATAGTGCAATGCAAGAATGGCATAACAATGTCTATAACAACTATGAGTTGAATTATGACAATATTACCGAGAAAACAGGTTATGATTGTGCGAAATGGTTGGTTGAGAAATGGATGGATGGAGCTCCGGTTGTGGATGTCTTCACTCACTCAGCAAACGCTATTGGTAGCGCAAACATTATGGGTTACATCAATAATTATCGACACATAAATCGATTACCTCAAAATTGTGTTAGAGTTAAAATTGAACACACAGTGTAATATGAAGATAGTGGACATAGTTCATGTTGGAAAAAAAAGTTCAAAGAAAATTTGACAACTTAAAATAAACTTTACTATATTTGCATTATAAAATAAAAAAGTTATGGAAGAAATAGGATTTTATTTAGCATGCGCCTTTATATCGGTGGTTATTGGTGTATATTGGGGCAGAAAAAGAGATTAAAAAATAAAAATTGAGGTTATGTTAAAAAAGTCAGAGTCATTTGGAATCGGAACAAGTTTTCATGGGATAACAATTAGAGCAACCGCAAATCAATTATCAGAAATTGTTGGAGAATACTCCAAATTAAAATCCGGAGATGGAAAAGTAGTTTTCCAATGGATATTGGAAAATGAAGATGAAGAAATAATCACCATTTACGATTGGAAAATGTATCGTGAGGTTGGGATAGATGAAGAAATTGAATGGAATATCGGTGGACACAACAAACAATCCACCGAAAAAGCGAAAGAAGAAATTTTAAACTTATTAAATAAATAATATATGCCAAATTTTGAATCTTATGTAGATATTGATGTAGATGAATTCATATCTAATTGTAGTGAAAGAGAAATAAAGGAATTAATTGGGACATTAAAAGATGATGGACATTTACCTAATTATTTTCCGACTAACGAAAAAATGAGTTTTCTCGAAGAATCATTTGTGAAAAAAATGAGCGAATTATCGTCTCAATATACCCGAATATCTCTTGATGATGAAGAAGTTTTGGAAAAATTATTTAAAAAATATATGTAGGGTCGGTTTGAGTCCGATTATCGTCTCACTGGGTTAGAGATACCCAATAGATTTGGTACCGTTTCTTAACAATGGTATAGTTGTCGCCTTCCACGATTTTAGAGAGGGGGTCTTGGGAACAAGGAACTGACACAATTCCTCCCAGTAGTGTTGATTTATATTTTTATGTGGTAAGACACTAATGTGTTTGTTTTTAAGAAAACTAAACCGTTAAAATCTACTCACCTGTAATCTCAGGGTGGGGAAATTTTTTGGTTCGTATAACTCCACAAAATAAAAATAATTATGTCACATCCCAATTTACACGCAAAATCATCCGCCAAGAAATTTGGTGGAAAACCTGAAGATTATATACATCTACACGAATGGCTTGATGAGACCAAGAGTTGGTTTGGAGATTCCTTACATAGAATGTATAGACATCATTCTGAAGGTATCTTTGAAATGGAGAAAAAATTTGGTTCAGAATTTACAAATAGTGATGGAAAAATAGTTTACACTAGATATGTCGGAGAACAACATGTCAAAGAAGATTGTAATAATTATATACCATCTGCAAAAGAATGGGCGACAAATATTTTGGAAAATAAACGACCTCAATGGATGCTGAGAACACTTAAGATAGAAGACTAATATTTATATATATGAAAAATATTTTAACAACAGAAGAAAAAAGATATCTAAATAGAGTTTGTCGGTATTTGGGTTCCTTAGGGATGAAAGAGGGAACAATCAACATAGAACTTGAATATGACCAATATAGTGTTAATGAAAACACGATTGATTGGAAATATGTTACCCATTTTGATAATAATTACAGGGCAGATATTCCGGAAGGATTACTTCCAATTCTAAAAAAAGTTTGGAGTTATGTTGTTGATGAGGGTTTATATGAGTTGGCGGATGATGTTGACATGGTGAATTACAATAGTATTGAAATTAGTATTGACTCGGAAGATAAAACTTTAACAATAAGAAATTATTATACATATTATGTCCAAAGTGATGGGAGTTCTATCTTATATGATTCTGAAGAAGAAAAAGAAATGTTTGATAATTGGATGGAAAATGAGTTAAAAGAAACAGAAGTCCCTGAAGATGGTTACTTAACTATTAGGTATAATGGTTCGGGTGATTCAGGATATATGGAAGGTAATTTTGAAGAAACGGGTGACCCTATTCCTGCTGAAATTGAAGATTGGTGTTATCGTGAATTAGAAAGAAATTATGGTGGTTGGGAAAATAACGAAGGGTCCCAAGGTATGTTCGTTTTTAACTTCAACGATTCCACAATAACACTTGAACATATTGATAATATTGAGGAAAGTGAAACAAACACATTGTTTGAGGAAGATTTTTCTCTCTAAAATTCAATTTTTTTTACCCGGGTGGCGTAAAGGTAGCCGCGAATGACTTAAAATCATTTGGACAGTAATGTCCGTGCGGGTTCAAGTCCCGCCCCGGGTACAATTTTTTTTTATTGATTTAAAAAAAATACATTATCTTTGTAATCAAATTACAGGATATGAATAATTTAAATTTAATTTACGATAGTATTGAGTCTTACATCAAAATTCTTGAGGAAAAACAGAGAGAATCCATAAAGAATAATATTGAGCGTATGAAAAAAAGATTGGAATCTCCGGAAACATCAAAATTTGATGTTAGATTTCTACCTGAAAGAATTAAAAGAGAGGAAGATTCAATTGAAAGAGATATCTTTTTTTGGAAATTGACTTTAAAATACAAATTATTCACATCTCTTACTACTTATATTCAAGAAACTGACATTATTAGTGATGTCACATTGGACCGAAGTGTTAAAGGTTTGGAAATCACTTGTGATGTAACCCGAGATGGTGTTACCCATTCTTTTAATACCCGAGCGATTGAAGCCGGAGGGTATGATATTCAATGCTTTCATTATCGATATATTACCAAAACAACTCTTCCAAAGACCGAAGATAAAAAAACTAATAAATTATTCAAATTGAATGAGGAGTTGGATAAAATGGAATATTATTTGAATGTATCAACTCAACTTAATAATGTGAATAATATCAACCATTATAACCGACTAATTGAGGGAATTAAAAATAAAATTGAGTTGTTAAAACAATAATTGACAAAAGAAAAAGTTTGACTTTAAAAAAAACTTTGTATCTTTGTATCGTCAAAAATAATAAAGGAGTTCATTGAAATAGTGGAATTAAATATGGTCGGTTCGTCTATCGGTTAGGACCTCAGGTTTTCATCCTGGTAAGAGGAGTTCGATTCTCCTACCGACTACTTTGATAATGGTCTTCCCCGCCCACCGGATGTCGACAATCCAGGACGGAATTCATCACCCCCTGCCGAGGCCTCGTAAAACTACGATTAAGCAGTTAAGATTGGGACGAAATGGGTGTCCCAACATTATCATTATTTGGTAAGATAGCTCAGTAGGTAGAGCACTTGTTCGAAACGCAAGGTGCCGATGGTTCGATTCCATCTCTTACCACGGAGTCCCGAAATAACGGGAAACCCCCACTCCCTATATGGCATCCAGTCCAATCTACTGGTGAAGTGGGGTAAAATAGTCAAGTGGACGTAATGCGGGATGGTACCCAAGTCCGAAAAACACCACGGTCCATAACCATTTGGACGCGAGACGTTATAA